GTGGTAGCGCTGGTTCATCAGGGTCTAGTGGATCCTCAGGATCATCTGGTTCTTCAGGAACAGGATTTAATACAATAAACAGTCCTGCTATAGGAAGAGTTCTCATAGCAGATGCCTCAACTAATGCTGCAACTGCCTCAGTTATACTAACTGTTAATAATGGTGCAGTTAGTGTATCGGGAAGCACATTTATTACTGGCTCTTTAACTGTAACTAATACGATAAATGCCTTAACATTAGTAGTACAAACTATAAGCTCTTCTGTAGAGTTTGTAACAGGTTCTACTAGATTTGGTAGCACTATATCAAACAATCATGAGTTTACAGGCAGCTTAAGAATTAGTGGATCTTTATTTATAAACGGCACATCATACACTGCTGCCACATCTGGTACTAGTGGAACAGCAGGATCTTCCGGATCAACTGGTTCTAGCGGATCTTCTGGATCGACAGGATCATCAGGAAGTACGGGATCATCTGGTTCATCTGGATCTACAGGTTCTTCTGGTAGTAGCGGAACAAGCGGAACAAGAGGAAGCTCCGGTACCTCAGGTACATCTGGAACTTCAGGTACAGCAGGAACAACAGGGACTTCTGGCACCTCAGGAACTACTGGGACAAGTGGATCAACAGGTTCTTCTGGATCTTCTGGCTCAACTGGTTCATCTGGGTCTACAGGTACATCTGGTAGTAGTGGTTCTACAGGATCTTCTGGTTCATCAGGAAGCACAGGTACATCTGGAACTTCAGGTACTAGTGGACAAACAGGATCATCTGGATCTTCTGGTAGTACAGGAACAAGTGGAAGCTCAGGTACAGCAGGAACTTCTGGAGTTACAGGCTCTAGCGGTTCATCAGGCTCTTCTGGTAGCACAGGAACTTCTGGCACCTCCGGTCAAACTGGTTCTTCAGGTAGTTCAGGATCTTCTGGTAGTACAGGTACTTCAGGTACTAGTGGTACAACTGGTAGCTCTGGATCATCAGGTTCTGCAGGAAGCTCAGGTTCATCAGGTTCATCAGGTAGCACAGGAACTAGTGGATCTAGCGGCACATCTGGTAGTAGTGGATCAACAGGATCTAGTGGTTCCACAGGAACTTCCGGCTCATCAGGCTCTACAGGTTCTTCTGGATCTAGCGGCTCCACAGGCACTTCTGGTTCCTCAGGAACTTCTGGCACAAGTGGATCTTCCGGTAGCTCAGGTTCTACAGGTTCTAGCGGCTCTTCTGGTAGCACAGGATCTTCAGGTTCAACTGGTTCATCAGGAACTTCAGGTACAGGATTCAATACTGTATCAAATCCTGCGGATAATAGAATACTTACCTCCGATGGAACAACAAACGCTGCTGTAGCAGAGACAAACTTAAGGTTTGATGGATCTATTTTTGAAGTAACAGGATCTGTTAGAATAACAGGTTCTATTACAAGCAGTAATGATATAAGAGTATCAGGACATAACTTAGGAAGAGGTGGTGGATTTTTAGTAGAAAACTCAGTATTAGGATTTGAAGCCTTAGGAAGAAACACTTCGGCAACTAGAAACACAGCTATAGGCTGGTATGCACTTTCTGCAAGTACAACTAATGGAAGTAACACTGCTATAGGGGCAGTATCCATGAGGTTTAATACAGGTGGAACAGGAAACACAGCTATAGGTGAGGGATCTCAATTTTCTTTAACAACTGGTAACTATAATGCTTCTTTAGGACAAAGTTCTTTAGGAGGTAATACAAATGGTTCCAATAATGTAGCCATAGGTTGGTACGCAGGAGATACTTTAGGTGATGGAGTTACTGCAAACTCTACTCCTGATAATAGCGTATATATAGGATCTACAGCATATGCTTCTCAAAGTAATGGACAGAATGAGATTGTAATTGGCGCTAATAATGTTGGCCACGGCTCAAATACAGTTACCTTAGGTAATAGTAGTATTACAACAACTGTACTTAGAGGAAATGTCGGTATAGGAACTACAAGTCCAGCCTCAGGTAAATTACAAGTAGTTATAGGTGGTGATGGTAATGGTATAATATTAGAAAGAACTTCTGGTGGATTTTTTACAGGTCATGGATTTGCAAGTAGTAATCCATATTTTACTTATTATGCAAATACTCAATTTATAATAGGATATGGAACTTCTACTGGAGCTGCTCCAACTTTAAATACATTAATATTAAAAAATACTGGACAAGCACAATTACCTCAATATACTACAACTACATCATTTACTGGAACTGCTGCCGGAGTATTAGCATTTGATTCATCAGGTAATATATTAACAATCGCTACACCCGGTGGTGGTGGTGGAGGTACTGCTGGTTCATCAGGCACATCAGGCAGTTCTGGTTCCTCTGGAAGCTCTGGATCTACAGGTACCAGCGGATCCTCAGGTACCAGCGGATCCTCAGGATCAACAGGTAGCTCTGGTTCTACTGGCACATCAGGGTCTAGCGGATCTACAGGATCATCTGGATCTTCTGGATCAACTGGATCGTCCGGTACATCAGGCGTAACTCCAACAGGTCAAATTATATTAACAGCTGGTGGCGGTTGGCCTTCAATTACAGCTGGTGCACAATCTCCAACATTAACTGCAACTGCAACAAATGCAGTAAACTTTTACTCTATAAACTTTGCTGATGGTTCACAAACCTTTGCAAACTGGGCAATGCCTATGCCATCAGATTATAATGGTGGTACAATAACTGCAGTATTCTATTGGATGTCAAATAACGCAACAACAAACTCTGTTGTTTGGGGATTCCAAGGAAGAGCATACGCTGATTCTGATTTGATAGACCAAGCTTTTGGTACTGCTCAAACAGTTACCGATGCTAACCAGGCTACGAGAGACGTGAATATATCTGCAGCAACAGCGGCAATAACACTAGGGGGTACCCCAGCAGCTAGTAATTTTGTGCAATTTAGATGCTATAGAGATGGTGCAGCAGGTGGTGATACATTAGCGGCGGTGGCTGAATTATTAGCAATTAAAATAACTTATACAAGAGCATAATTATGGCATTTGGTTACGCACAAGGTGCAATTCAATGGTTAACAAGTGATGCTTTAAATGCAACTAAAGTAGTTACTGGTTTAGGATTCTGTCCTAAAGCAATAAGATTTTATTGGATGGGTCATCAATCAGCTACAGATTCTTTTACTCAAACTGTTTCTGAAAGAAGAGGTATAGGTTTTTGTGTTGACGCAACTACAAGAAGAGCAGTTGGCACATTTAGTGCTGATAACGTAGCAGACTCTGATTGTGGTTCAGTTGCTGCAAACGATTGTGTTTGTATCACTGTTACTGGAGCTGGTGCTATAGATGGTAAATTAGACATTAGTAGTATAGATACAGACGGTTTTACTTTAATAGTAGATGATGTAACACCGGCTAACTTAACTGTATTTTATGAAGCATGGGGTTTAGATGATATACAACAAGTAACAATAGGTGATATAGCAGAACCTGCAGCAACAGGAACCCAAAACTATACTGCTAATGGGTTTAATTCTAGAGGAGACAATCAATGTGTAATGTTTGCAGGAGTACAATCTACAGCGGCATTAAATACAGGACAAGTGAATGATTCTGGTTTATGTGTAGGAGCATCAACAGGAACTGCAACTGCTCAAAATATTGTGGTTGTTGGTAATTCTGATGATGGGTCAGCTACTATGGATACAGATGGATATGCACGTGCTAGTGAATGTTTAGCAATGATAGTTGTTGCAGGAGGTAACCCAAATGCTAGAGCTGTATTATCAGCTTTTGGTACAGACCAATTTACACTTAACTGGACTAATCTAGGTACAACAAATAGAAGATATATTTATATGGCTATTAAAGGTGGTGGTTGGCAAGCGGGTTCATATACTATACGTCAAGATGTTAATAGAACCGCAGCTGTTACTGGTCTTCCGTTTATACTCAAAGGTATATCATTTATGGGAGCAATGAAGACTCAAGCAGCAGCAGGTACAGCAACAGCTCAAGATAGAATTGGTTTAGGTAGTGCCGCTGGTTTAACTACTAGACAAGCTATGGGTGTTTTAGATGAGGATGCTACAGCATCTTCAGAAATAGATTTGGCTATATCATATGATAGTATATCTTCATATCCGAGTACAACAGGTACAGAACAAGCAAGGCAAGATATGGATATTTTTGGATATAATAACTTCCAGGTAATAAATGAAATTGATGCTGGTGGTCCTGAAAACGAATGGATGGGTTATTTAGCATTTGGGGCTACAAAATTACCTATGCAAGGTACAATAGGTCATCCTTTTGTAATTTAAAAATATAACAATATGAGTTACACAACAAACGATTTTATTTACATTAGAACAGAATTAACAGGAGAAGAATCTATTAAAATTGTTACTTTTGAGTATATGAATTTTCTTTATTATGTTAGATGTTTTGAAAACATAATTCAATTTATTAAAGGACAAAGACATAGTGAACTATTAACAAACGGAGAAGTTCCAACTCCTGAACAACATATAGAACATGATCTTAGGAGAGAGTTATATAATGGAGATAGACAACCATTACAAGATTGGTTAGATACTAATGGATACTAGTAAAAATACTTTATTATAAAAAATATATAAAATTCATTAGAAAAAATATATATTTGCTTATATTTATTATAGAACAAAAAAACTATTTATGAACTTAGTAATTATCGTATTAGTCGCTGCTGTTATAGTAGCAATGGTTATTATCTCCAACAGATCTAAAAAAACAGCAGACGAAACACCAGAACCTCTGGTCAATCCAAACTTTGGTTTAGATTTGGAAGACCCAGCAGCCCCCGTACAAGCTCCAGAAGAATTGGTAGAAACAAAGTCTGAAGTATTTAACGAATCGTTGCATAAACTGGAAGAGCCTGTAGTTAGTACTAAAAAAGCAGTAAAAGCCCCGGCTGTAAAAAAAGCAGATAAGCCTGTAGCAAAGACATCTGCAAAACCAGCGCCTAAAAAGACAGTTGTTAAAAAAATTAAATAATATATGCAAAAAGTTACGTTAAAGATCTATGAGATGTTAGCCCTAGACGTGGAATTGAACGGGTATACAGATCCTCAAAGCGGAAAACTGTTAGCTGATGGCATCCTAAGTAAAGATTTGAAACTTACTTTGAAGTACTGGTTAAGTGATCTTTCTGATAAAGTAAGTAAAGAAAAGGATAAGGTATCAAAATTAAGGGAGGGTATCATTAAGAAGTTTGGTACCGAAGACGAGAAAGGAGGGGTGTTTATCCCGATGTACGTAAATCAAGTTCTTGACGAACAAGGTAAAATGATATCAGGAGATGTAAACCCAGCATACGATAGCTTTCAAAAGGAATACCAACTCCTATTAGAAGAAACAGTAGAACTTGAGTATAAGGAGTTGAAGCTGTCTGATATAGAAGGTATTGCCCTTAAAGACACTCCTAGAGTATTTTTTAAACTAATATCAAAGCCAGAAAGTGAATAAACTACTAGAAATAGCATCAGCTTGGATAACTGCTGCAAACCCTAGTGAAGAAGACAAAGAAAAAGCTGAGAAGAGAATAGCCACTTGTAATGGGTGCGAAGAAAACAAACTCAGCGAAATATTGGAATATCACTACTGTGGTAAGTGTGGATGTCCACTTAAAAAGAAAATCTTTTCTCCTTTACCTGGAAGTGAGGCATGTCCTTTAGGCAAATGGGAAATATAAAACCAAAGTTATGGCAGAAACAAAAATGCTAAATGCACAAGAGATCAATAGTCTTAAAGATCTTAATAAAAAGTTTGGAAATACTCTAAACTCTTTAGGAGATATAGAAATTAAATTAAATCTTCTAAAACAAAAAGAAGCAGAACTACTTAAAGACAAGGAAGGACACCTATCAGATTATAATACTTTAAGAATTAAGGAGACAGAAATAACTACTCAGCTGTTAGAGAAATACGGAGAGGGTCAAATAGACATAGAATCGGGAAAAATAGAGTTGTTATAAAGTAGGTTTTGTCATTTTTGCTGGAAAATATTGATATTTATTAACGTATCATCAATAATATTTTTCAAATTTTATAGAAAATGACAGAACAAATTCTTTCTGCTGGAGTATACTCCTACGAAAATGACCAGAGTTTTTTTACTCAAGGCACGAATGAGACGGGTTTAGCCCTTGTAGGACCTACTGAAAAGGGTGCTGCTTTCGTTCCTACCGATGTATCTAGCTACAGTCAATACACAGCTTTATTTGGAGCAGACCCTAACGTGTCTTATCTTCCACAAACTGCTTACAACTACTTGCAAGCAGGAAATACCGTTAAAGTAACTCGTGTACTTGGTAACGGTGGGTTTGTTTACAACACTACTAGACCGTTGGTAGCTATAACAAGTGGATCTTATATCCTTACAGTACTTTATCCTACAAAGAATGACACCCCTACTGTGGGTATTTCTGGTTCCATCACAGGAACTTTTAGTGCTTTTGGTGCTAAGATGCACGGGTTTAGCGGATCGGGAGTACTTGGAACTGCATCTTTTAGTGCCTCTTTGAATCCAACATCTGCTAACTTTATTTCAAAAGTATTGGGATCAGATGAAAACTACGCAACTAGTTCAGTATTCCCTTATTTACTTTTTAGTAACTTTATTACTGGAAGTGGCGCATTAGCTTCTACAGCTGACATTGGTGCAAAACTAGAATACCTTGCAGGTAAGTGTGAATTCTCTAGCTCTAACTCTAGCGGATACGATCATGCAATAACCCCATGGGTTAATTCAGATAGCGGTGTTCCTTTGTTTAGGTTCCACCACCGGTCTGATGGCTTCAAAACCAACAAAGACGTTAAAGTATGTATAACTAATATCTCAGCAGGAGTTACAGCAGCAGATTACTCTACCTTTAGTGTAATAGTTCGTTCATGGAATGACTCAGACAGGGCTCCTTCTATCATAGAACAATACAATAATCTAACTTTAAACCCAGACGCTCCTAACTATATTGCAAAAGCAATAGGTGACAAGTATCAGCAGTTTAATGAATTGAGTTTAAATGTACTAGAATATGGTGATTTTGTTAACGTATCTAATTACATTCGTGTAGAAGTAGCAGGTGGGGTAGCTGGAAAAGCAACTCATCCTCAATTGTATCCAAATGGACACGCTGCATTGTATGAAACTATAACAGGATTTACCAATAGGAATATACCATCAGCATCCATGGTTCAAAGCACAGCATCAAGCGCAACATTCTCAGGATTTGACTATGCAAATGCTGACAACTACAACTATCTTAATCCAATACCTACTAACGCAGGTAATGGTCTGAACTTAGTATTTACTAAGCCAGCAGGTGATAACAAGTTTGTTCTTCCTTTCCAAGGTGGTACAGACGGTGTAAACTACACAGTAATCAAGAAATCAGGTGCTGATATTGCACAGGGTAACTTGTTTGGATATGATTTGACTACCAGCACATCCCCTGGATCTGTTGCTTACATCAAAGCTTTGAATATCTTAGCTAATAAAGAACTTTACAACTTCGATCTAATAGTATTACCGGGTGTTCTTGAAGAATTACACTCAGGAGTAACAGCTATAGCTGAAAACATAGCAGAAGAGCGCACAGATTGTGTATATCTTCGTGACTTGACTACCCTCAATGCCTCTGTGGTAACAGCTATAACCACAGCAGCTGGTCTTGATTCTAGCTACAGTGCTGCTTATTTCCCTTGGATTAAGGTTCGCAGTATCGGTAGCTCTAAAGACATCTACGTTCCACCAACAGTATTGGTTCCACAAGCATATGCCTACAATGATAAGGTAGCTGCCGAATGGTTCGCTCCTGCAGGTTTGAATCGTGGTGGCCTTGGTGGTGCAATCGACACTCGTATCCGTCTTACTAAGGCTGATAGAGACGCTCTTTACAATGGTAGGGTTAACCCAATCGCTAAATTCCAGAACACTGGAGTAGTAATATGGGGTCAGAAGACTCTTCAAGTTAGAGACACAGCTCTTAACCGCATCAATGTACGTAGGTTGTTAATCAATCTCCGTGAATACATTAGTGGTGTAGCTCTCAACTACGTGTTCGAGAACAACACTGCAGCTACTAGGAACAGGTTGATCTCTGCTATCACCCCATACATGGAGAATGTACAGTCTCGTCAAGGTCTGTATGCCTTCAGAATTGATATCAGCGACTCATTGAACACTAACGATGTAATCGATCGTAACCAGCTTGTAGGTAAGATCTACGTATCTCCTGTCAAGTCTATCGAATTCATCTTGTTGGAATTCAACATCACAGGTACTGGAGTAAGTTTTGAATAATCAAATATTTATAATAGAATAAAATAACATAAAATGGCATTACTTAGTACAGATGAGATGTTGGGTACCTTGTTCGAGCCCATGCTGCAACACAGGTTTATCATGTATATCGATGGTATCCCTTCATACTTGATTAAAAAAGTAGGCGGTATAGGATACGATGACGGTGAGGTAATCATAGATCATATCAATAGCTACGTTAAATTCCGTGCAAAGCGCAGGTGGAATGACGTTACCCTTAGCCTTTATAACCCAGTAACTCCTTCAGGTGCGCAAGCAGTAATGGAGTGGGCTCGTCTCGGATATGAGACAGTAACTGGTAGGGCTGGATACGGTGACTTCTACTGGAAGGATATCACTTTCAATGCGATAGATCCTGTAGGTAACGTAGTTAATGAGTGGGTGATTAAGAAGGCCTTCATTAGGAGCGTAAGTTCTTTTGGAGACTGGGATTGGTCAGCTGATGCTTACACTACAATTGAAATGACCCTAGGAAATTCAGGGATGATCTTGAACTTCTAGATCTATAAACTATCAAGAAAGCCCGTATCATAGCAATATGACGGGCTTTTTTTATCTCTATAATATGAAAACAGCAGCCTCAAATTTTATAGAACACGTTAAATCAGAGTGCGAACACTACCATATCAAGTGTGATTTGAGGGATACTACATATGTAAAGGTATCAGATTCAATAAAAGCCTCAGGGTACTTCGATGAATCAGTTCCTACCTTAGTATGTTCTATGAAACGTAAGGATAGCATAGAGATACTGGCCCATGAGTACGGACATTTGACTCAGTGGGTAGATAACATACCCCTGTGGAAGACTGTGGAATATAGTATGCCAAAGTTAGATGCCTGGCTAGGAGGTGAAGAAGTTCCAGATATAGAAGAACATATTTCAAACTGTAGAGATTTAGAACTAGATAATGAAAAACGCACAATTAACATTATAAAGAAGTTCAAACTACCTATAGACTTAGGAAACTACAGGAAGAAAGCCAACAGCTATGTTATGTTTTACAACTATATGCTTATTTCTAGAAGGTGGTGTACTCCGGAAAACAGTCCATACGGTAATAAAAGGATTATAGAGGCTATGCCAAATAGATTTAATATGAATTATACCAAGCTTCCTAAAAGATTAGAGAGGATTTTTACAGAAGAAGGTTTCTAATATTGATATTTATACCGTATATTTGATATTTATATACACAAATTGTATTAAAAATGAAGCAAACTCAAAAGCTTGACTCACTTATTAACAGGATAATTAAAGAAGAGTTAGGAAATATAAAGGGTATTAGTGAAGATAGCAAAAAAAAGTTATATCAAAATCCTGAAATGGAAGATGAAGATGGTATTCATTATCTAGGCAGCGATGATGAGCATGATTATTATTACGATGAAACAGGAGGAGATAATGGAGGTACATTTTTGGCACAGTTTGATAATGGCGTAGGCCAACACCAATCAGGGTTTCATGCCGCATATTCTAAGCGTTTGGGGTTAAACAAGGCATTAAAGATGGCTTATGATCAAAAGCTTCTTACAGCCAAAGATAAAAAAAGACTTAAACAAATAGAATTAGAAAGACGTAGGCAAGGTGTGATAAAAGACGAAGATGATATATTCACTTTACCAGATGATATAAAAGAAGAAGAGAAAGAATATGTAACTCCAGATGGTACCTCAGCTAGCGCTAATGCTGATCAAATAGCATCTGCAACAAAAGCTAGACCAGGAACTATTGTTAAGTATAGAAAAGCCGGAGTTAAACCTATGAAAGAAAACGAAAAAGAAATGCAAGAACTAGATATGGAACAACAACCAACCGGTACAGAAATAGCTGGACAAGTAGCAGAGATAGTAGAAAAGCTAAAAGCAATGTCAGAAGTATCTGAAGATCCTAAGAAGCAAAAGCATGTTGTTAAGGTAATGAAGTATATGGAATCTGCTAAGGCTGCATTAGAGGCTCTTACAGCGCATGAAACAATGCTTGAAGAGAAAGACCAAGAACAACAAACAAAAGCGGCTGAGAAGCACAAGAAGAACATAGAGAAGATCTTCAAAAGTATTGTTAAGGATGAAAACATTGTTAATAGACTTAAAGACAAGCTAACCCCTAAAGACATTGCTGATTTGACAAAAAAGTTAAAAGACAAAGGAAAAGAGCTTGACGAAGAGAAACTTGCACGAATAGTGCTAAATCGTTCTTTGAAAGAAGGCTGGGAAGTAAAAAAAAAGTAGAAACTGAACAGTTAGACGAAGGTCTTAAGGATGTTTTGGTAGGTGCTTTAATGAGTTTGTCATTTATGACACCTGCTAAAGCACAAAAAACAGCAAACGCCTTATCAGGCAATATCCCAGCGGCTAAAGTACAAGCATTAGCACAAGACATTAAATCTGCAGATAATACCGCAGACTTGTCTTCAATTATAAAATCCTATAGTGCTGATACAGAGGATATAAAGATTAATAAGAACATCGCTAAACCTTCAGGATACAAACCTTTAACTGTTCAACAAAGAAAAGATTGGAATGAATATCTACATTCTTTAGGAGATATGGCAGGAAGTCCTGAATTGGATAAAGGTGTGCCTACTTTAGGGAAACAAAAATTAGGAGCTTATTTAAAAGCTAATCCAAGTAATAGTTTAAATCAATTTAAAAATCAAGATGATTTAGTAAAAAGCATTCAATATGAAATGCAGCTTATTAGAAGAGGAGATGAGTTTCCTGGTATAACCCCGTTTGAATTAAAAGCCATACAAACCTTACTATTAAAAAATAGAAAGGCATTTATGATGGTAAATAGATCAGAAACAGACGGAAATCCTGGTCAATTTACTACAGAGGAACATTATCCTGAATTTAATAATGAAACAGATTATTCTAAAGTTATGACTAATGTATATAGAACATTAGTTAAATTGTATAATATTACAAATATAGATGGCACAGATATAACTAAACTGTTCAAGTAAAGATACCCATGCAAGTAAAGAGCCTGCTACCTCAGGGCGCCTCACATAGAAAGCCACATCTCTTAGACCGGGTGTGGTTTTTCTTTTTATAAAAACCCAAATCAATATATTTATATATACAAAATATAGTTTATGTCAGATTTATTAAATGTTCCAACGCAAGCACTAGACTTACCATCTAAAGGATTACTTTATCCAGAATCCAGTCCTCTCAGTTCAGGACAAATTGAACTCTACCTACCCACAGCAATGCATGAGGATATCCTAACCAATAGGAACTTTATCCAGCAAGGTACGGTTATAGACAAGTTCCTACAGGCTATTATAGCTTCAAAAATTGATTATAACGAACTTGTAGTCGGAGATAAGAACGCTATTATGATAGGAGCTAGGATCCTTGCATATGGAAGCAAGTACACATTCAAGTATACAGACCCTACTTCAAATCAATCAGAAGAGGTTACTATTGATCTTTCTGAATTAAAAGAGAAAGAACTTGACTGGGATTCTATTAAAAAAGGACAGAATGAGTTTGATTATCAACTCCCTATGTCAAAGCAACTTATAACCTTTAAGATCCTCACCCACAAAGATGAATCAGCTATTGAAGCCGAATTGAAGGGTTTACAAAAGGTAAACAAGAATATGTCTGCTGAGATTACCGTGCGTTTAGCACATTCTATTGTGGCTGTTAATGGAGACAGAGATAAGAAGGTTGTAAGAGAATTTATTAAGGCAATGCCAATGAGAGACTCACAAGATCTCAGAAAGCATATGACATCTTCTACACCAGACATCATAATGAAGTTTGATTTTACCAGAAAGAATGGAGAGGTAGTGGAGGGCCTAAGCATACCGATGACGGTTGACTTTTTTTGGCCTGAACTCGGCGTATAGGAATCAACTATTTGATGAACTATTGTGGCTATCTATGAATAGCCAAGGCGCTATAAACTATGCAATGGCATATCACATGCCGATAGCATATAGACTGATTAACATAAAGAAACTGTCTGACATCATTAAGAAACACAATGATGAGATGGAGAAGGCTAATAGTAAGGGAACAACCATGAGTATGGACGATTTAGCCAAGAGAAAAGAACAGACCCCGGACTATAAGTCTCCGAGAGCCGCTAAAAAATAGCGGCTTTCATATTTATATATAAAGCACATAGATGGCCACCCCAGGACAAACTCCATTAGATAAAATAACTAGTGATGTAGCACAAACACAAGTAGAGTTTGCAGCAACTACAGATAGTGCAAGAATTTTAAAAGAAGTATTAAAAGATACTAGTAGTCAGTCTCAACTTATTAGTGAGTATTCAACTCAAGTAAAGAACGCCCTTTTAGATACTCTATCTTTAGCATCTAAATTAGGAACAGAGTATATTACTCTAGAACAGATAGAAAAAAGAAGAAACGAAACTCAAGGATTGGCTAATGGAGTAGCTGCACAAAGATTAAAAGTAGAACAATCATTAACTAACGCAGGCACTAATGTAGCGGATGTAGAACAAAAAATAGAGGCATTACTATCATCAGGAATTAAAATAAAGAAAACCGCTCTTACTGTTGATGAGTATAGATTGTATAGAATAATAGGTCAAGAAAAAGCCTTAAAAGCAAATCTAGATAGATTAAATGAAATAGAGGGGGCCGTAGAAGCTGGTAATAAGCAGTTTAAAGAGATGAATGTAAAAGCTGCCGCTCTATCTAAAATATTTGGCACCTTCTCAGGAATACCCTTCCTAAAAGACTTTATGCAGTTTAATATTCTAGCAGATGCTTTTAAAAAAGGAACCAAAGAGGGTTTTACTGAGTTACGGTCTCAATTAAAAAATATACTAACAAATCCTTTATTCTTAGCTGCTGCTGGAATAGTAGCATTAATATCTGGTTTTAAAGCTTTAGTAAAATTAGCTTATGACTATGATAAGATTATAACAGATATAGCCAACAACACAGCTCTATCTAAAGATTCTACAAAAAGTATGATGGACTCCTTCAGAGCGGTATCTGGAGAGAGTGTTAAATTAGTAGGTTCATTAGACGCAGCATACCTATCTGTAAAGAATCAGGCAAATGCCCTAATTGAATTAGGAGACAGCTTAGAGACTAATGCATTGTTTACCAACGAGATGATTCAAAATCAAATGTTGTTGACAAAACAAATGAAAATGTCCAAAGAAGAAGCTGCAGGTATTCAAAAAATGTCTTTACTAACTGGACAGTCAGCCGAAAAGATATTGAATACTGCTATGAAGCAGAACACAACTGCAGTATCATACAAAAAGATATTTTCAGAAATATCAAAAGTTAATTCAGAAATAGCAACAGCATATAAAAATAATCCGGAATTAATAGCCAAAGCTGTAGTAGAAGCTAATAAACTTGGAATGTCTTTAGAACAGACTAAAAGCATATCTAAAAGCTTGTTAGATTTCGAAACATCAATAGCCGGAGAATTAGAATCAGAGCTTTTATTAGGAAAAAGATTTAACTTTGAAAAGGCAAGAGCATTAGCACTTGATGGAAAATCAGTAGAAGCCGCCAGTGAGTTAATGGGTCAGATAGGTGGCATAAATGCTTTGACCCAAATGAACGTTATCCAACGTGAGAGATTGGCTGCATCTATAGGAATGTCTGCAGAAGAGCTAACTAAATCTGCTAGAGAACAAGCTATATTAAATTCTTTAGGAGCTCAGAATAAGAAAGCATTAGAAGAAAGGTATGAGATATTAAGAAGGAATGGGGATGTAGTAGGAATGGAAAAGCTTAAAGCAGAAGCTGCTAGAAAAGAAGGAGGCCAAGCATTAATACAAGACATAGCAAGAGCTAATCTACAAGATAGGTTTAATGAGTCTATGGAAAGGATAAAGCAGATATTCACTGAATTAGCTGCTGGTCCTATGATGACTTTTTTAGGAGGTATTACAAAAATATTACAGAATACTACACTATTAAAAACTGTATTAATAGCAACTGCTGTTGTTGTGGGCGCAATAACTGCAAGTTTAATAGCAGCAGCAGCTGCAATAACTGTAGCCCTGGGAGGAGCCAATTTAGCAATTGGTGCAGCAGTAACGGGAGGGCTTGTTGGATTAGGAGCTGTTGGGATACCAATGATGCTTAGCGGAACTAATACTGCAGGAGAAGCGGACATGGCAGTTACAAAACCAACTCTACCAAATAGAAATAATAATTTGCCTAGTTATAATAACAATCAAGGAAATAACTCAGCAGGAAATCAAAGAAGTGATGAACAAAGAAGAATTGAGATTTACAACACCTTGAATATGGACGGTAAAGCTGTATCAACAGTTATGAAGACTTCTGACTACAAATACTCTTAATATAAAACAAACACAACGTGCCATCATTACAAGATTTAGCAACTAACTTAGCAAACCACCAGTATTATAGTGGGGTAGGTGTGTTTAATGCAAATAATCTCCCTTTTGGTAGAGATACTCCAGGAGGAGGTGATAGCGGACAGCCTTTTGTAGTAAGGAGAATAGATCAAAGATGGTCTCCATCTAATATGACAGACTCTCTAACTCCCTTTGGAGCTGTCACAACTGTTACTAGAACTTTGAAAGATGTAGAGAGGGTATCTAAGTTTATGTATACTAGTATTATGGGCCCTATGTTTTTAATAAAACAGACGGGATTACAGGCTACAAATCCTGATACACAACAGCTGGGGAATAAATTAGGTAGTCTAAGGACATACAATCCTTTAGGAATTAACACACTTGCACAAGTAGCAGTAAATGCTAGTGGAGTTAAATTTACAAAACACGGATTAACCCCAACTGTTAGTAAACAAGACTCGTATGAAAAGTTTGCTTTAAAAAGAGATGAAGATTATGTAGACAGGTTGTACATATTGACGGATAAACTAAGTAATAAAGAAAGACGTAACTACATAGACAAGTATGTAGGAGGACCAGAATCTTTCTTTGGAATAGGAAGCACTACTATCAATAGATCCTATTATACTTTAAATAATGGAGTAGCAGATGATTTTAGTGGTTTTATATCTGTACCTATATCCAATCTTTACAAGATATTTCCAACTATGACTGGAGGGGGAATACCTACTTCTAGAGATATATATGTAGACCCTACTAAGACTATAGAAGCAGAAGGAGAATTTGTACCCCCTAATTTAATAGCCCCAGGAATAATAACTCCAGAAGCAAGAGGAAATACTTATATTCTTGGGAGTAATTATGACTTTAGAATATATAAAAATGCTTTAAATAAAAAAAGTTCTCCTAAAGGAAATGAATTACCGGAATCTAATTACACAATTTATAATTTAGAATCTAGAATAGGTGTAGCTAGAGTAAGGAAACCAGAACATAGAATAAAATACGAAGCTACAGCAAGTGCAGATGGAAGGTATAATTTTGAAAAAGAGTATTCAGATAGAATAAATGCCATTGGTTTGTACTATGCAGCAGGTCCAGCAGCACCTTCTACAGATGTAAATGGCAAACCAGTGAATGACGACACATCAGAAACTTCTATTAGAGACATCATAAAGTTCCGTATAAAAATACTGGATAACGATAAAAGACCGGTTGCAAAAACAGGAGACAGTTTCGGAGTATATATAGTGTTCAGAGCATACATATCAAACATCAGAAGGAACATTGTATCTAAATGGGACGCATATAAGTATGTAGGAAGAGGTGAGTCATTCTACGCTTATGATGGTTTTACAGAAACTATAACATACTCTTTTGTTATAGCTGCCTCTTCTCGTGCAGAAATGAAACCATTATATCAAAAGCTAAACTATTTGATATCTTCAATGGCTCCGGACTATAGAGACAATTTGATGAGAGGAAATATTGCAGAATTAACTATAGGAGATTTTGTCTTGTATCAACCAGGCATTATTACTAACTTCGATATGAACATAGACGAAGATTCTAACTGGGAAATAGCATTGCAAGAACCGGAAGCTGGTGCTACAGGGGTAGATGCAGATATGCACGAACTACCACACCTTATAAAGTGCAATATGACATTTATACCTATTTACAACTTCTTGCCTAGGAAGTCTTTCAAAGCTCCATTTATAGGAATAGATGGAATGTCAGAACCAAAAAAAATAAATAAACAGTGGTTACAAGATCCTAATAATTATTTAAAGGAAAATAAAAGTAAGGTAATTGTAGGAGACGCAACTAAAGCATAAAATAATGGCCAGATATTCAAACATAAAAGTATTAAAAGACAGTGAGAATAGCAGAAGGTATTATAGGGCTTCTAAATATCCTGATATAGCTTTTTCTGATACTGATATTTACATTGAGGCAGCTTATGGAGACAGGCTCGATATAATATCTTACGACTACTATAAGTCCACAGAATACTACTGGATATTATTAGTAGCAAACAATCTCCCAGGGGATAGTATCTTTGTGCCACCAGGCACACAATTAAGAATACCAGAAAACTTAGACCAGATATTAGCCGATTATGAAGCACTAAATAGTATATAAAAGTTATGTCAATATTCAAAAGCACTTTAAAACCTTATGTAGTAAGACAAATAAATACTAGGCAGAATCTTCTTTCTGAATCTGGAGTAAAGAGACCTGTAGAGTTTGCTCACTATGTATCCAGCAAGTCCCCTTGGATAAGAATGACTTCTTTTGTAAATTACGGACCAGTAGGTAGTGAAAACGCAGACCTAGCAAAGAAGTATATACTAATGGGAGGGTCTCTGTATAATATGAAATCTGGGGGCTATTCTCAAAGGAGTGGAGTAGGAGGTGCTGGTTCTGTTTATGGAGGAGATTTAGGAACTAATCAATACGGTATTAGACCTATGCCGGGCATATCAGAATTGAATACAAGATCTCTAGGGGCATATGGATCTCTTACAGAAGCTACTGTTAAATTTTATGCGTGGGATGTAAAGCAACTAGAAGACTTGACGGTCCTTTTTATGAGACCGGGATATAAAGTATTATTAGAATGGGGATGGTCAATGTATTTAGATACCCTTATTAGCGGAGAAGATTACAAAAAGAAATCAGACCCTAACTCTTTGAAAGGTAGCTTTACTAATTACAGTATAGAGACTATGCCTTTTAATACCATAGATTGTTTTAACACAGGTATAACTCAAGATGCTATATATGATCAACTGGAAAAAATAAGACATAGGTATTCTGGTAATTATGATGGGGTTCTAGGATCTATAAAAAACTACCAATACACTTTACTTCCTAATGGTGCATATGAGTGTACTGTTACTTTAATTAGTATTGGAGATGTAATAGATACCATAAGACTTAACGATACTTTAGGGTACGAAGCCTCAGAAGGAGGAGAACAAACCTCACAAACAGCAACCACAGGATCAGTTACCCCAGACATAAAAAGTGATTTTGAGATTATATTTGATGAGTATGCTAAATTAAGCCCATTTAATAGTAGGGAAAATTCTCCTATAATAAAAACAATTGATAGCAGAATAAAACCTAAAGACGCCAAATATATAGATCCATACGTGTATAATTACCAACTACCGGAAAATTCTATATTTGGAAAACAACAAATTATACAACAAGGCATATTTAAACAGGGCGGTAAAAGATCATATTTTTATCTTCAATTTGGATACGTTTTACATATACTTAACTCTTTAAAGAATGTATTTGCTAGTAAAGGCCAAACTCTATTTGAAATAGAAATACCATCAGATCCAAATAATCCCGACAGCTTATCTAACGGATTATGCCAAGCTTCGTACAATGTGGTATCCGTAGATCCTAGTGTTTGTTTAATTAGAAATAGTAATGCTACATTATTTATTTCTAAGGAAGAAGACCCTATTGATAATACTAATATTTTAGATAAAAAAGGATTTAGACCTAACATATATAAAAATGAAAATTTTATAGTAAAACAGGTACCTTCTGATTTAGTATCTAACAATAATGATATAAAAGAGTATCTTTATTCTAATACAAACTTTGGATTAATAAGTAACATATATGTGAATATCCTTGAAATAATATCAATATATAAAGAACAATCTATATCTAATAACGGATATGTTTATTTAGGGGAGTTTATATCTGCTTTATTGTCTAAGATGTCTTATTCTTTAGGATCTATAAATGATTTTGATAAGTTTGTTAGCAACAATAAAGTAGTAATTATAGACAAACACTATACAGAAGTAGGCGCGGACTCAGCGTACAATAATAAGTTTAAAATTAATATTTCTGGTAACAATAGTATAGTAAGGTCTCATAAGATAGAATCAAAGATATTCCCTTCTCAAGCTACTATGATAGCAGTAGCTGCACAAAGTAGAGAGAATATATCTGCAATCCAAACATCTACATACAATTATATAAATGAGGGATTGGTAGATAGATTGTTAGGGGATAAAACAAACAAAAAAGAAGACCAAGGAGATAATAAAGAGGGACTGGCGGAAGAAAGAGCTAAAGAAGCAAAATTAAATAGCATACTTAAACTCATCCAGTACGTAAACAATTATGTTATTCCAAATAATATAAATAGCGATTCATACGCCTCTAACTTATCCACTATGAATGGATATTTGAATACATTGTTGGTAGAGATGGAAGGCGGCACTAACTATAAAGCAGTTATACCTATATCAGTAAATTTAACTGTAGACGGACTATCTGGACTAACAATAGGGGAAATATTCACAGTAGATAAAAAGGTACTACCAAGGGATCACAAGGATAAATCTATAGGTTTTATAATAACTAAGTTGGCTAATCAAATTATAGGAGGTTCTTGGACAACCAATATAGAATCTCAGATGTGTGTGTTAGACCAAGAAAGTAAGCAAATAAAAACAAAAGAAAAAGCAGATCAATTATTAAGAGAACTTTTGAATTTAGGGGAGAAAAACAAATTAAAAAATATAGCATCTATAACATATTTTAACATACTAGCAGCATTAACAGCTGACGTACTATCTGGTAGAATAAAAGTTGAAAATGAGTACGGCGATTTAGTGGTTAGAGACAATTCAAAAGTATTGTACACAAGAGCAGCTTTAGCTGAGTTTGTTCCAGGAGGAAAAATAACTTTGGAAGATGTCTTAAAAGATCTTAATCGTTCTTATTTGAGATTTTATCCGGATGCTAAAAAAAGAAATTTTTACGATACGTTTTTCTATAGGGATGATAATTTAAACGATGCACAAGTAGCAACTAATATAATCTATGGAATGTACTACTATAGCTACATGGTAGATGAAATAAAGACACAGTTTGATGCCGAGTTTAATAGAATTATAGGAAGATATGTAAAAGGAGATTTGACACAACAAACAGTAACAAGAGATGGAAAAGGAACAGTAGCAACCTCAGTAGTATTTGATCTTGTGTTTTCTAAAATAGATATAAAAAATGCAGTAGATATGAATACTGGGATATTAATTCCAAATGTACCATTAATAGCAGGATATGCAATATTACCCATAGTAAAATAAAAATATATGTATTATCCTAAATCAGAAATATTAAAAGTAGACTATACATCAGGAAGTGAGTTCTTAATAAAAAGTACCTTAGTATTTTATAAGGGAGACTACTATGCTACTAATGATGGAAAGTTCTTTTCAGGAAAAGAGTATAGCCCGTCTACTCAACAACTGGTACCGGTATCTGATAATATTCAAAACATAAATGAAAAAGAATCATACGGATTTCATTATGCAATGCCATCTGAAGATGATTATTCTAATGGATCGTTCACCAGATATACAATAAAAAGAGTAAACAGTGGGTTTGAAACCATATTAGAAGTAGATCAAACTGAGTACGAGAGAGCCATTAAAGATCCCTTGTACTCAGCAGTAAAGTTTTTCTGGAAAATAACTGGCCCTCTGTATACAACTCCTGAAGGAATTCCAGGAATAGTAAACGCCAATCAGAAAACTCTAGAAAATTTAGAGAAAAATATACCGGGTATATCAAATTATTTTACAAATTTGGCACAGTACGCAAAATAACCCTATCTTTGTACAAAGGTTATAAACGTGTATTACATAATAGAGACTGAAGAGCAGCTTCAGAAATTTTCTGCATACGACTTCACTAATTGTATTGTTGATGTAATTCCATCAAACGATAACTGTCATCCTAAACTGGCAGACATCTCCCTGATCTATATAAAGCCTTTTAGATCCCGTATGGGATTTATGCTATGCCTTGATCATACAGAAGCGTTTTCTCTCCCTAAAGAGTCTGTAGAGGCCTTTATAGTCAATAAGCTTGGCAATATCTACGCTATAGATGGAAAGAGGATGAGATACTTCACTAAAAGAGATAGCGCCTTATACTGCCTTAAAATGGCCAAGTATCTATCTACTGGGGAAATCATAGACGAGTCTAAGTTCAATACTACAGCACACAACTTCTTTTGTCAGAAATATGAATACCGTCCTGATATAAATAAGATCATCCCTATAGCTAAACACTTTGAAAAGTATGAGAAATTAGCCGCTTCTATCAAGATAGACCAGGCTTGGTTCAAACCTAAGTACTATAAACTGTATGGGGAGGTAGCCCCTAGACTGTTTAATTCAATAGAATCTAATGGAATTAGTATAGATAATGTAGGATTTTTCAGTCATTATACCCCAAAAGAGGCCTTAATGTCGGTTAAATCAGACAAAACATACACTCAATACAACCTTTATACTACTACCGGAAGGCCTTCAAATGCCTTCAATGGTATCAATTATGGGGCCATGAACAAGACAGATGGCAGCAGGAAGTCTTTCATAGCCGGTAAAGATAGATTGGTTGAGTTTGATTACAGTTCGTATCACATTCGTATATTAGCGTATCATATCGGATATATTTTTGACGATGAAGATATACATACTCACTTAGCCAAGTACTATTTTGATACTAAAGACATCACTAAGGAACAATATGAAGAGAGTAAAGGTCTGACTTTTAAACTGCTGTATACTGATTCTATTGCTGAAGAGGTTAAGGATATACCTTTTTTTGCAAAAGTCAAACAATTTAAAGAGTCATTGTGGAATTTATATAGAAAACAGGGGTATATTGAAAGTTTTTTATCTAAAAGACCTATTAGAGGAATAACTTCTAAGACTCAAGTACTACCTTTTATTTTACAGAACTACGAAACTGAGAGAAATATCTTTGTTCTTAATGAACTTATTGCCTATCTTTGTAATAAGAACACAAAATTAGTGTTGTATAACTACGATTCTTTCTTATTTGACTATAGTAAATCGGACGGAAAGCAGACGCTTTGCGACATACAGATGATTTTGGAACAAGACGGATACAAAACATCTTGTAAATACGGCCAGAACTATCAGGAAATGAAGAATTTATAAATTTTTAGCACAATTATTAGATATTTATATATGAATAATAATTTTTTTGATCTAACTTACGATTACTTGAACAAGCTTTTTTGCACGTTTACCAAAAAGGAAGACCTTCAGGTCACCATATCGGATATAAAATCCAGGTATGAAGTAATCTATTCTAAGATATTCATATTAGAAACAGATAACGACAACGAGTACGTGTGCACATATAACATTGATAGCGACAATATCAATAAAAACAATGTACTTCCTAATACAATTCTTATGCATCGCCGTAAAGAATGCAATGTTCTTTACACTATAAACTCCCTCAACAAGCTTATCGAGTCACTTAATGGTGGTGTTAGGGATAATAGCTATAAGGTTAACTGGAAAGACTATGAGAATAGCATACTCCTTACCCAGAAGGACCAGTTCGTTCAACTCAAGACCAAGATCCACGATATAGTTAATGTGGATAAAAAATAATTTGGAGTAATTGTATTATTCCTTACTTTTGTTCTTCACTTTTTAAAAAACAAGTTATGTCCAAGATTGATTTGATCAAAGAAAGACTGAATAAGCTACAGTCTAAAAACTCAGGCTCCGCATTCGAAAAGATCGACTTCACAACCATTTTCTGGAAACCAAAGTTGGGAAAACAAGTAGTTAGGATCCTACCCAGGAAAACTAACAAAGACTTCCCATTTGCAGAGGTCAGCTTCCATCAGTACAACATTTTCAAAAAGAATGTTTACAGTCTTGAAAACTTCGGTGAGAAAGATCCTGTAGTTCAATTGATGCGTGAACTCTATGATGAGAACACAGAAGAAAGTAAAGATTTGGCTCGTAAGCTCAGGCCTCGTACTAAATTCTTCGCACAAGTATTGGTTCGTGGAGAAGAAGGTATGGGTGCTAGACTTTGGGAGTTTAACAAAACTACTTACGAGAAGTTGCTTAGTATCATGGCCGATGATGATTTTGGTGACGTATCAGATGTAACAGAAGGTACTGACCTTACTGTAGAAGGATACAACGATGTGATCAAGATTGGTAAGCGTGATGTCAACTACGTTGCAGTGAACGTAACTCCAAAGAGAAACATTTCTCCTATCTCCGAAGATGCTACTCTAGTACAGAAAGTATTGGAAACACAAAAAGAGATTACTGAAATCTACAAGAAGTATTCTTATGATGAAATTAAGAAGATGCTTCATGATTACATTAATCCACAGGAAACTCAACCGGAAGAAGTATCCACTCCTACAGTAGAAGCAGCTGCTCCAACAGCAACGGAAGATGACGACACTCCTCCATTTGACGGTCCTTACAAAACAGTAGCACCTGCAGCAACGGCGCCAAAGCCTAGCTCAGTAGCATCTAAGTTTGATGATTTATTTGGAGAAGAAAATTAAAAACTAACATATGGCAGAATCAAAAAACATCAAAGGTGCTGTAGCCAGCGCCTTAGGTAAGAGTACGTCTTTTAATTTAGAAAATTTTAAGAAGTCAAAGAATTTAACCGAGAACGGATCCTTTAAGAAACAAGAGTGGATCCCATTATCAGAAGCTTTTCAACAAGCAATTAGTTTACCAGGACTTCCTCATGGGCACGTTATTAATCTTCGTGGTCATAGCGATACTGGAAAAACCACAGCATTGATTGAAGCAGCGGTTAGTGTACAGAAAATGGGAAAACTACCAGTCTTTATCATCACTGAGATGAAGTGGGATTGGAGTCATGCTAAGATCATGGGATTTGAAGTAGAAACAAAAGTTAAAAATGTTACAGATAAAGTTACAGGAGAGGTAACCCAAGTAATATCTTATGAAGGTAATTTTATCTATATTGATAAGAGTAGTATAACTACCGTAGAAGATGTGGCTGAGTTTATTTTGGATTTGTTGGATGAACAAGCCAAAGGAGTGCTTCCTGTTGATTTAGTATTCCTTTGGGATTCTGTAGGATCCTTGCCATGTAAGCTATCCGTAGAATCTAATAAGAACAATAATGAGTGGAATGCAGGAGCAATGTCTCAACAGTTCGGCAACTTTATAAACCAAAGAATTGTCGGCTCTAGAAAAGATAGTTCTCAGTATACAAACACCCTTATTGCTGTAAATAAAGTTTGGGTGGAGAAACCATCTTCATATGGTGAAATGCCAAAGATAAAGAACAAGGGAGGAAATACAATGTTCTTTGATTCAACAATAGTAGTAACCTTTGGTAACTCTACTGGAGCAGGAACAAACAAGATCAAAGCCACTAAGAATGGTAAGGATGTTGAGTTTGCAAAGAGAACTAAGATCTCAGTAGACAAGAATCACATCAATGGTGTAACAACCACTGGTAAGATTATTGCAACTCCCCATGGATTTATTATAGATGATAAGAAATACATTGACGCCTATAAGAAACAACATTCAGCAGAGTGGTTAAAGATTCTTGGAAGCGAAGACTTCGATGTAATAGAAGAAGTGGATAATGGAGATATGATAGATAATCATGGAGATGCTACCATTAACAATTTAGGGAATGAATAAGGAGAGACTCCTTAATATATTCTCTAGACTTAAAAACGATGAGAAGCCTGCTAATCTACACTACAATAGTAAAGTGTTGATTATAGATGGGATGAATACATTCCTCAGAAGCTTCGCAGTAGTTAACCGAGTAAACCTAGCAGGTAATGACGTAGGTGGACTTATTGGATTTTTGAAATCACTTGGGCATGCAATAAAACTGTTATCCCCGACTCGTGTAGTAATCGTCTTTGATGGTGAAGGCGGGTCGGGCAACAGGAAGTATCTCTACAACCAATACAAAGGAAATAGGGATACCGGGAGAATTATGAATTATAAATCCTTCCAGACAAAAGGTGCAGAAGAAGATTCTAAATACAATCAGATAACCAGGCTGATAGACTATCTACAATTATTACCTGTGACCTTACTATCTTTTGATAAGCTTGAGGCAGATGATGTCATGGGGTATTTAACAGGAAGGATCTACAAAGAGTATGACGATTCCCAAGTGTACCTTATGTCTTCAGATAATGATTTTATGCAGCTGGTAAATGATAGAGTCAAAGTATATAGCCCAACAAAGAAAAAGATATATGGGGTTGAGAATGTGGTAGAAGATTTTGGTATACACCCGGATAACTTCTTATTGTATAAAGCCCTAGTAGGAGACACATCGGACAATATACCTGGAGTAAATGGATTAGGTGAAAAGAATGTAGTAAAGCTTTTTGAGTTTGTATCAAAGCCAGAAAGAAAAACATTACAGGACGTTTATCAGGTATGCCAAAACCCTCCTAAGAAGTCAGCACTATATGAAAGAATATTGAGTGTTAGTAAGCAAGTAGAGATCTTCTACAAGATTATGAACATCATGGAACCTAATATATCTGAGGAAACGGTTGCAGAGATTATGAAAAAATATTATATTAAGGCTCCGGCTTTAAAGAAGTATGATTTCATGAAACTATACAATCACGATAAGATGGGAGATGCTATACCGCATTTAGATCTATGGATAAATTTATATTCCACATTGAACAATTATTAAATAAGTTATGACGCAGCAAAGATTAACAAGTTATGGACATCAATTTCAAATAAAAGTTCTATACTCCTTACTAAACGATAAACAGTTCCTTCAAAACATAGCGGATGTAATCACAGCTGATTACTTTGAATCTCCTGCACACAAGTGGATCATTGGAATTATTCTTGATTATTATGGAAAGTATAATACTTTTCCTACTATGGAAGTTCTCAAGATAGAACTTAAGAAGGAAAAGAATGAGGTACTTCAAATATCAATCAAGGAAGAACTTAAGCAGGCTTACACAGCAACACAGGATGATATTGATTACGTAAAAGAAGAGTTCTTCAACTTCTGTAAAAACCAGAAGCTAAAAGACGCATTACTATCATCAGTGGATCTGCTTACAAGCGGAGAGTTCGAAGGAATCAGAAAGATTATTGATGAGGCATTGAGGGCCGGTGCTACAAAGGAGATAGGACACGAGTACGATAAAGATATTGAATCCAGATTTAGAGAAGAAGAGGATAAAAAGATTCCATTCCCATGGAAAGTATTTAATGATATTACAGATGGAGGAATAGGAGGAAGCAATCTTATGCTTCTATTTGCACCTCCTGGTATTGGTAAATCTACTGTGGTTTGTAATATTGCATCCCACTGTCTTAAGATGGGGTATAATGTAATCTATTACACTTTAGAGTTGGATGAAAGGTATGTAGGTAAAAAGATTGACTCTATTCTGACCGGAGTAGAAGTTAAGATGCTAAAGTTCCATCGTAAAGAAGTGGAAGCTGCTGTAAAGAATCTTAAAGGTAAGATTGTTATCAAGGAGTATTCACCTGGCAGGGCTTCGCTAAGTACCATAGAATCTCATATAAAACAATTACAGTCCAATAATGACTTCATTCCAGATCTAATCATCATAGACTACCCGGATCTATTAAAGCCTCGTAAATCTAGAAAAGAAAGCAAAGAAGAACTAGATGACATCTATACCGATCTAAAAGGGATGGCTAAAGATCTCAAGATACCATTTGTTTGTCCTTCCCAGATTAATCGTATGGGAGCTAAGGATGAGATTATCGAGGGTGATAAAGTAGCCGGAAGTTTCCAAAAGATGATGATTGCCGATTTAAGCGTGTCATTGTCTAGGCGCAGGAAGGATAAGATAAACGGTACCGGGAGGTTTCACATAATGAAATCCAGACTAGGACCGGATGGACAAACTTATGCTGCTAAAATAGATTTGAATAAAGGGTTTATTGACATATCAGAAGATCTTTATGAGGAAGAGTCTGATAGTGAGGACGTTGGGTCCAAAGGAGATTTTAGTTCAGACGATATGTCTTTGCTAAAGAAAAAGTTCCTTAAATCATAATCTCATAAGCATCAAAAAAGTAGCAAAAAAAAAGCTGAGCAAGTCAACTTTTTTTCCCTTTTGAGTGGGTATTTATTTTTACCTTTATAAAAATTTAAAACAAAAAACATGGAATTAGGATCGGAGATACTAAGTCAGATAACTATTTTTTCTAAGTACGCCAAGTACATCCCTGAAGTAAAAAGAAGGGAGACATGGGAAGAAATAGTATCTAGGTATGAGGTTATGTTAATGCAGAAGTTCCCAAATCTAAAGAAAGAGATAATGGAGAACGCTGGTTATATTGTGGATAAGAAAGTACTCCCATCAATGAGAGCCCTTCAGTTTTCAGGTGTGGCCGCTGAAGTAAACAATGCACGTATATACAACTGTTGCTACCTTCCAATGGATAGCGTACATTGTTTTTCAGAGTCTATGTTTCTTTTGCTTGGTGGTACCGGAGTAGGATATTCCGTTCAGTTTCAACACGTAGAGAAGTTACCAGAGATTATAAAGCCAATAAAACAAAAAAGGTATTTAGTACAAGATAGTATTATTGGATGGGCTGATGCTGTAAAAGTATTGATGAAGTCTTATTTTGGTAAAGGGGCTAAGCCTGTATTCGATTACAGAGATGTACGTCCTAAAGGAGCTAGACTCATTACTGCAGGTGGAAAAGCACCTGGACCAGAGCCTCTTAAGATTTGCCTTACCCATATAGAAGCTATATTGGATCGTAAGCAAAATGGTGAGAAGCTGACTACCTTAGAAGTTCACGATATCATGTGCCATATTGCTAACAGCGTATTGTCTGGTGGTATTAGAAGGGCTGCTATGATTGCATTGTTTAGCCATGATGATGAAGAAATGCTTACCTGTAAGTACGGTAATTGGTGGGAGCTGAACGAACAAAGGGGAAGGTCAAACAACTCCGCAGTATTAGAAAGAGGCCAGATTACAGAAGAACAGTTCAAAGCTTTGTGGAAGAAGATAGAGTTGAGTAACTCTGGAGAGCCTGGGTTCTATTGGACAAAGAATGCTGAGTGGGGAACTAACCCATGCTGCGAAATAGCCCTGCGTCCATATCAATTCTGTAACCTGTGTGAGGTGAACGTATCTGATATCAAAGATGAACAAGATCTATTCGATAGAGTGCGTGTAGCTGCGTTCTTTGGAACCTTACAAGCATCGTTCACTGATTTCCATTATCTACGTCCTATTTGGCAGAAGACTACTGAAAAGGATGCTTTGCTTGGAATAGGTATGACAGGCATCGGAAGTGGAGAGATTCTTAAATATGATCTTGAAAAAGCCGCTGAGATTGCAAAAGAAGTAAATGCGGAGTATGCAGATCTTATAGGAATTAACAGAGCTGCCCGTGTAACTTGTATAAAACCTTCAGGAACAACATCTTGCGTATTGGGTACAGCTTCTGGAATACATGCATGGCATAACGATTATTATCTCAGAACAGTGAGATTTAATAAGAGTGAGGACATTGCTAAGTATCTAATGGCAAACCATCCTGAGATGTGTGAGGACGATGTGTTGAGATCTCATGATACTCTGTGTGCAAGGATCCCTATCAAAGCACCAGAAGGTTCAATAATGAGAAGCGAAACTCCAATAGAGTTATTGGAAAGGGTAAAGCACTTCTCAGTTAATTGGATTAAGAGTGGTCATAGAAATGGATACAACACCCACAACGTATCAGCTACTATATCTCTTAAAGAAGATGAATGGCTTCCAGTAGGAGAATGGATGTGGAAAAACAGAGAACATTATAATGGGTTGTCAGTATTACCTTATTGGGGAGGTACTTATCAACAGGCTCCTTTTGAAGATATTACTAAAGAGGAGTATGAAGAAAGAGTAAGCCGTCTTACTTCTATGGACTTAACTAGTATTGTAGAAGAAGATGATACTGTAAACTTTGGCCAAATAGCTGCCTGTGCCGGGGCTAACTGTAGCGTTGAACAGTAAATTAAAAGAAGAGATAGATTATTATATAGATGAGCAGACTGGATACTTTGTATTCACTGCTCTCTATCTTTCCCAAAGAGGTAAGTGCTGTGGTAATAAATGTAAAGAATGCCCTTACGATCCTAAATGGGTAAAAGGAAATAATAATTTGATAGAACAGGAATAGTTCTTATATTTGTTAAAATAATAGTTATGGTTGTATATGCTATATGTACCGGTATAAATCTTTTAGGAATGGGGTTCCTGTTTTATATTTACGAGCAGCAGAAGATTATAAACACAGAGTTTTTAAAAAATGCTATTCTACATAACGCAGTATTAGAAATGCTAAAAGAAAAAACAGATGAGCTAGAAAAGCTTATTAAAGATTTACAAACAGAAAAAAAATAAAGGTTATATTATGCAATTTAAAGAGTATCAAGAGTTAGCAAAGACAACTGCCATATACCCAGAATCCGCCAGAATATTCTACCCATGCTTAGGACTAGCTGGAGAAGTTGGTGAAGTATGTGAGAAAGTAAAGAAGCACGTAAGAGATGGCAGACTGTTAGATAAAGAAGATCTTAAGAAGGAACTGGGAGATATACTATGGTATCTATCAGCAGTAGCAACTGATTTAGGAATTGATCTAGATGACGTAGCTGTTACTAATTACGAAAAGTTAAAATCTAGACAAGAGAGAAACGTTCTGCAGGGATCAGGAGACAATAGATAATAAAAAATAAAGGTTATGAGTGAGAAGAGATACGTCACGGTGGAAACACCGGATGCATTGAGGCAGATGGTCAAACACATTAGAGAGCATGACATTATTGCTTTCGATACAGAGACAACCAGTCTTAATGTCAGGAAGGGAAAAATAATAGGAATATCAGTATCAGGAGAAGTTGGAGTGGGATATTACATGCCAACCATGGTACTAAAAGAAGGAGAGTTAGTAGACGATACTATCTACGGAGAAAGTTGCCATGATCTAGCAAAGAAAGTAATAACTATCCTGTGCAGTAAAAAACTTATAGGACACAACTTATCATTTGACTCCAGATTTGTAAAAGAGTTTTACGGGATTGATATAGTACCAGCTATATACGCAGATACGATGTTACTAGTACATACAGTAGCAGAGGAAGGTGCAGGAGAGGGTTTTGGTAGTTCTTTTGGTCTTAAAGACATTGCAAAGGCTATACAAGAACACATCGGTCTAGACATGGAGAAAGAGGCCAATGAAGAACAAGTAGAGCTTAAAGAGTCTATAAAAGCCAATGGTGGCACCACCACTAAAGAAAATTATGAGATATGGAAGGCAGACCTGCCTATCCTATCCAAGTACGCTTGTGCGGATACAGACCTTACCCTAAGAGTATATAACTACTACATAGAGAAACTTAAGTCAGAAGGACTAGAGAAGTTCTTTTTTGAAGATGAGGTGATGCCGTTATACAAGGAAGTTACTATTCCTATGGAGAGTAATGGTATGAAGCTTGACATGGATCTTATAGTACAATCTAGAGAAGAGATAATAAAAGACCTTGAGGACTACAAATTACTTGTAATCAAAACTCTTTTAAAAGATCCTAGAGTAAAAGAATGGGTTATAGACAAGGCACTAGAAAAATATCCTCCTACACATAAAGGAAGTTATGCACAGCAACTGATAACAGAATCAGGACATACTTTACCGAAGTCTGAGAAGACTGGCAAGTATACGATGAATGCTGCGACACTAAAGACTTTAGAAGACGGTCCTATTAAGGAGTTCCTAACAACCGGCAACATGGATGTACTTGATGCCGACCTAGCTGTAAAAGTTAGCATGAAGTTATGGAAAGAAAGCCAGGATGGAGATTTCTTTAATATTCAATCTAAAGATCACTTAGGCAGTATTGCATTCACAGCTTTAGGCATGGAACCTATATCTACTACGGATAAAGGAAAAGACAAGTTTGATGATGACTTCATTCAGTCTATTGCAGATAAACATGAGTGGGCTAAGAATCTTCGCATTTATAATAAACTGTTAAAGATAAAGTCTACTTACATGGACAGGTTCCTGGATAAACAGGAAGATGGGATGTATTACTTTTACTACAAACAGCATGCTACTGTATCAGGTAGATATGGATCTGATGCACAGCAATTACCTAGGCCTAAAGAAGAAGGGGAAGAGGATCCTATTGTACTTAAGTATAACAATATGATCCGTGCGTTCTTTGTTTGCAAACCGAGAACAGTGTTCATAGACTGCGACTACGAATCACTTGAACCTAAAGTATTCTCTCACGTAGCTGATGATGAGGGATTAAAAGACATCTTCCGAAATGGGTGGGATTTCTATTCTACAATCGCTATTAAAACAGAAAAGCTAGATCAGTATTCCCCAGATAAGAAAGCTCCTAACTTTCTAAAAAAACATGCAAACCACATTAGGCAGAAGGCTAAAGCATATTCTTTAGGAATACCTTATGGAATGGGATCATATGCTCTAGGTAAGAACATTGACGTATCCACTAAAGAAGCGCAGAAGCTTATTGATGGGTATCTTAATGGATTTCCTAATTTAAAGAAGTGGATGGAAGATTCTAAAGTGTTTGTAAAAGAACATGGGTATATAAAAACACAAGTGGGAAGAGTTAGACATTTGCCAAAAGTTTCATATCTTTACAAGAAGTTTGGAGATAGCTTATTAGATTGGGATTTTCAAAATAGACTTTCAGATCAACTGGGAAAAGAATTAGTATCTAATATGGCTAAAGATTATAAGAATGGGCTCAACAACTCTCTTAACGTACAGATACAAGGACTAGCTGCATCTATTGTAAATAGAGCTGCTATATCCATAAACAGGGAATTTAAAAAAGCTGGCATAAAGGGACAAGTGGTAGCACAGATTCATGACCAGTTAGTTATGGAAGTTGAAGAAGGAAGGTCTGAAGAGGCGGCAGCTATTGTTAAAGATAGGATGGAGAATACTACAAAATTGTCATTAGAGTTAGTAGCGCCTCCTGCTTTGGCACATAATTTGAAGGAAGGTCACTAAATAAAATAAAAAACAAATAAACAATGAGTAAATTAATTGCGTTACACGACAAGGTCATCCTTAAAAAGATTGACTCAGAAGACAAAACAGTAGGTGGTATTATTGTACCAGACATGGGAGCTGAAAAATCAAACTACTTTGAAGTAGTTAGTGCAGGTCTAGGCATGTACGATACCAATAACGGTAAGTATTATCCTATGCATGTAGAAGTAGGAGATACAGTTATTGTACCAAAAGCAGTAGTAACACAAATCATTGTAGACGGTGATGAGTATTATGTATGCCGTGAAGTAGAAATTCTTTCAATTATTAAAGACTAATGGATATAGTATATTCTATAACAGAGTTTAAATGGGTTAAGAAAGATAATACTTTCTATGCTGAGGCAGATAACCTGCACCCTGATGGAGATTATAAGTGTACTTTTCCAAACGGTAGGAAAAAGTTTTATATAAAGAACCATAGGACAAAAGGATTTAGAAGATTTATACTAAACAAAGAATATGATAACGTCTTACAATTTACAAGCGAAGACGGTATATTATGTAAAATACAAACAAAAACAAAATGATAAAGACAGAATTTGGAACAGACCTCAAAAAGAAACTCCTAGAGGGGGTTAACAAGATTAATGCAAGTGTATCCTCTACACTGGGACCTGCAGGTAGGAATGTAATCATTAGAGGTGCTGACGGTACTATTAAGATTACTAAGGATGGTGTTACAGTAGCACAATCATTTAGTAAGCTTGAAGATCCTATTGAGGATATCGGAGCTCAAATGATTAAAAGCGTATCAGTAAGATCAGCAGATAAAGCTGGAGACGGTACAACAACTTCTACATTACTTGCGTCCGTAATGGTGAATGAAGGTATTAAAGCTATCACACAGGGATCTAACGCAGTAGAAGTAAAGAAAGGCATAGATAAAGCTGTATCAGCAGTAGTGGCCGGTTTAAAGTCTATCTCTAAGGATATCTCCTCAGAAGATCAGATTAAACAAGTAGCAACTATTTCTGCTAACAACGATACTGAGATTGGTACATTAATCGCAACTGCTTTGGATAAAGTGGGTACTGATGGTATAGTAGCTATTGAAGAGTCAAAGTCTGGTGAGACTTCTTTAGAAGTAGTAGAAGGTATGATGTTTGACAGAGGTTTCAAATCTCCATACTTTGTTACAGACAACTCCACAATGCAGGCTGTATTTGATAAGCCGTTGATCTTCTTGTACGATGGCAGACTTACTAGCACTGCACAGGTGTTGCCATTGTTGCAAGCAGCTCACGCAGAAAGCCTTCCGCTACTTATCGTTGCTGAGGACATTGAGCATGAGGCACTGGCTATCTTGGTAGTTAACAAAGCAAACGCTACAATTAAAGTATGTGCTGTAAAGGCTCCTGACTTTGGTGATCGTAGGACTGCAATCTTAGAAGACATTGCAATCCTTACTGGTGGTACTGTTGTATCTCCTACTAAAGGTAATAAGATTGAAAAGATGAAGCCTGATGAGTTCAAGCCATTGTTCGGTAAAGCTCGTATGGTAAATGTATCATCTAAAGATACCACTATCATTGATGGTAAAGGATCAGTAGAAGGAATTGAGCAGAGGTTGAATGATATTAAAAAACAAATCGAGATTGCCAAATCTAACTTTGAAATTGAAAAACTCCAAGAGAGATTGTCAAAACTTACTGGCGGTGTTGCTATTATCAATGTTGGTGGTATGAGTGAGATTGAGATGAAGGAGAAGAAGGACCGTGTAGACGATGCACTACACGCTACTAAAGCTGCCTTAGATCAAGGTATTGTTCCTGGTGGTGGTATGGCATTAATCAACTGTATAGACTTGCTTAAAGAGGCTGTATTGAATTGTGATAACGATGATCAAGAACTGGGTGTACGTATTGTTACTAAAGCTTTGTATGCACCATTTAAAACCATCCTTACCAATGCTGGTATTGAGAATGCATACGAGATCCTAAGCAATGTAAAGAGCGATGCTAACGGTGAAGAAGATAGCACATGGTACGGATATAATGCCAAGACTGGAGAGATTCAAAACTTCTTCACAGCAGGTATCTTAGATCCTACTAAAGTAACAAGGACTGCTATTGAGAATGCTGCCAGTGTAGCTGGAACTATCCTCACCACAGAATCAGCAGTATACTTTACAGGAGATGAGAAGAAAGATGATATCGATTATAGTCAATTCATGCAATAAAAATAAATAATATGCAACAACAAAACCCGTTAGCAAATGTAAGATTTGACCAGACTACTGGAGTAGTATGTGAAAAATGTGGTAGTAATCTATTCACTGAAGGTTTATACCTTCGTAAGGTTTCTAAATTCCTTGTAGCTGCTACTAGCGATAAGGATCAAGTTATCCCAGTTCCAACATTCTTCTGCGTGAAGTGTAAGCATGTGAACAAAGAGTTTTCACCGCTAGGAATGGAAGAAGAAACAAAAGGAGGAGATGAAGAAATGGATAATTACAATCCTATTTTCTAAAAATAAATGTTATGACATTAGATGAAATAAACGAAGGTGTTGAACAGTGCAACAAAAAGTTAGACGATTACAATATTCAGATAGAAGCCCTATCTAATAAGGACGATCTAATGTCTGAAGATGTTCAAGCACAATTTGACTATTTGCTAAGAGAGATAGAGAAAACAACAGGAGAGCTAGAAGATTTGATAAAACAAATACAATGAAAGAAGCAATCGCTTTATCAGAAAGCTTAGCTCCAAGAATCAGAAGAGAGAAGGGAGAGGGACAAAAACAAATATCCTTCTCCCAATACTCTGTTTATGAGTCATGCCCTCACCGTTGGTACCTTACTTACGCTCAAGGTCATTATTTATTTTCAGCAAGTATTAATACTGTTTTTGGTACAGCTATACATGAAGCCATACAAAAGTACTTGGCTATATTATTTAAAGAGTCTGTTAAAGCATCTGATGCTTTTGATATGGTAGAACACTTCGAGAAAGTATTCAGAGATGAGTACATTAAAGAAGTTACTAATAACGGAGGCGCACACTTCTCTACAAAACAAGAGATGGCAGAGTTTTATCAGGATGGAGTAGATATACTTAATTACTTTAGAAAGAAGAGAGTTGCTTATTTTTCTACAAAGGATATGGAATTACTTGGTATGGAAATCCCTCTACTAACAGAGATCCGTGATATAACAGATACTTTCTTATTTAATGGGTATATAGATCTAGTTCTTAGAGATAAGACTGACGGTACCATTTATATTGAGGATTTCAAAACATCTACTAAGGGATGGAGAGATTACGAGAAGAAGGATGAAATAAAACAAGCGCAGATCCTTTTGTATAAGAAGTATTTTGCAAAACAATTTGCAGTAGATGAATCTAAGATTGTTCCTAGATTTAGAATCCTTAAGAGAAAGCTGTATGAAAATGCTGATTTTCCTCAATCTAGAGTGCAAGTACATGAACCTGCTAATGGAAAGGCTAAAGTACATCAAGCTGGACAACGCCTTATCAATTTCATAAACGAATGTTTTAATGAAGATGGTACTGCTAAGGAGAAATATCATACCAAAATATCATCCGGTAACAACTGCAGATTCTGTCCATTTAAAGATAGGGATGATCTTTGTGATAAAAAAAATATGTGATAGACTTCATTTTAATGTAATTTTTATATATTTATTATATATAAATACATTATGAAAGATAAATTAAAACTAACAAGTGTTAAAATACACAAAGATCTATCTGAAAATTTTAAGATAGAAAGTGCAAGGACAGGGTTATCATTACAAAAATTTGTAAATAGGACTATACATTTGTATCTGACAGATCCCGAATTTCAAGTTAAAATGTTGACTTATAATAACTTAGCAACTAGCGGAAGTCTTTAAAAAAATAAAAACAAATAATGAAAGCAGGTTATATCAAAAAAGAAGACAGGAAAAAAATCCTCTTCATAGGGGACGATATTAGGTTTTTCTCAGGTATCGCAACTATTTCCAGGGAGTTAGTAATAGGAACAGCCCATGCATTTAACTACGCTTGTATAGGGGGAGCTATAGATCATCCGGACAAAAATAAAAGGATGGATCTATCACAGTCTACAAATGAAATTGCAGGTATCCCAGATGCATCAGTTGTATTGTATCCCACTAATGGATATGGGACACAAGATTTAATAAGACAGCTTGTCAATGTAGAAAAGCCTGACTTACTAGTATTTATAACTGATCCTAGATATTACGAGTGGTTGTTTAGATTAGAACAGGAGATTAGAAAAACTATTCCAATGGTTTATATTAACATTTGGGATTGCGAACCTGCTCCTCTGTATAACAAGAACTACTACAGATCTTGTGATACTCTTTTGGCTATTTCTAAACAAACTAAGATACTTAATGAAGTTGTTTTAGGAGAGTATGCAAAAGACAAAACTATTAAATACTTTCCACACGGTATTAATGAGAATAATTTTTACCCTATAAGAAAAGGTCACGACCTATATCTAAAATTACAATCCTTTAAAAACAATCTTCTTAAGGATAGAGATTTTGAATTTGTTCTATTGTTCAACAGTAGAAACATCAGAAGGAAATCTATACCAGATACCATAATGGCGTTCAGACATTTCCTAGATCAACTACCTTCAGAAAAAGCAAACAAGTGTTGTTTAGTGCTGCATACTCATAAAGTAGATGATAACGGTACAGATCTGCCAGCAGTTATTGATTTAGTAATGGGAGAAAGAGGAGATCAAATAATCTTTTCAAATCCTGGAGAAGGAATTGAATACATGAATATGTTGTACAATTCTTCTGATGCTACTGTTTTATTATCTTCTAACGAAGGTTGGGGATTATCTCTTACAGAATCAATGATGTGCGGTAGAATGATTATTGCAAACGTAACTGGCGGTATGCAAGATCAAATGAGATTTGAAGATGAAAAAGGTAACTGGATTGAGTTTGATGAGTCTTTCTGTACTAACCATCTGGGAAGATACAAGAAGTGCGGAGAGTGGGCCATTCCGGTATTCCCTTGCGGAATAAGCATCCAAGGGTCTCCCCCAACTCCATACATCTCAGATGATAGAATAGACTTCAGAGATGCGTCTAAAGCTATTATGGAAGTTTATAATATGGGTGCAGAAGAGAGAGATAGAAGAGGTTTGATAGCTAGGGATTGGGTAACTTCTTCTGAATCTATGATGAGCGCAAGAGCTATGTCAGAGAATTTTGTATCAACTATTTACGAGACTTTGGATAAGTGGAAACCTAGAGAGAGGTTTCATATTAAAAAAATAGAAGAAAGACCGTTAAAAACTCTTAAACATTATATATCTTTGTAATCAATTGTTATGAATAAACTTACTTGTGTTGTTTCTTGTCCTATAGATATTATTTCGGGATATGGATCTCGGAGCAGAGACTTTGTTAAAGCTTTAATTAAAGCTAAAGGAGAGGATTGGGATATTAAAATACTGTCCCAAAGATGGGGAGAATGTCCTTACGGGGCATTAAGTAGAGAAGTTCCGGAAGAGATGGATCTCATTAATAGGGTAATACCTCAGATGGATACTCAGCCAGATATATGGTTTCAGATTACAGTAGCTAATGAATTTCAACCTGTAGGTAAAGTTAGCATTGGAGTATCTGCTTTAGTAGAAACTACAATCTTACCAGCTGAATTATTAGAAGGCCTCAATAGAATGAATTTTAATATCGTATCTTCTAACTTTGTAAAAGAAGTAGCACAGAGGACAAGTTTTGATATGATGGATCCTAACACAAATCAAAAACAAAAAACGGTTAAATTAAATAAACCTATAGAAGTTTTGTTTGAAGGAGTTGACACTACAAAATATAAAAGATTAGAGAAGTCTAATTTTGATCTATCTGAAATAAAAGAAGAGTTTTGTTTTCTGTCTGTAGGTCATTGGCTAACTGGAGTGATGGGTGAAGATAGGAAGCAGTTGACTATTTTAATAAAAGCATTTCTTACTGCATTCAAAGATAAAAAGAAAAGGCCTGCCCTCATATTAAAAACAAGCTTAGCTGGTTTCAGTATTATTGAAGAAGAAAGTATACTGGACAGTCTAGATATTATAAGAAAGACTGTAGGTGGTGATATGCCAAACATTTACTTATTGTATGGAGAGCTTACTGAAGAGGAGATGAACAATCTTTATAATCATGAAAAGGTAAAAGCCTTTGCTTTGGTAGGTAATGAAGGATTTGGTAGACCTTACTTAGAGTTCTCTGCTGCGTCTAGTAAGCCTGTAATTGCTTCTCCTTTTAGTGGACATACTGACTTTTTAAATGAAGAGTATAATATCTTTGTACAAGGAAAAGTAGAACAGCTACACCCTTCAGCTGTAAATCAATTTTTGATAAAAGAAGCTAGTTGGTTTAAAGCAGATCCTAAATCAGTAGAGGATACGCTAAAAGCTGTATATGAAAACTATAATAAGTACGTAGATAATGCAAAGAGACAAGGACACCAATCAAGGACACAGTTCAGCTACGACAGTATGGTAGAAAAATTGGCTGAGATACTTGAGAATAACGTTCCTAAGTTGAGCGTCCCTCAAATGATAAAACTTCCAAAGCTTAAAACTTTATAGTATGACAAGTTATGAATTTGTAATTTGGTTAAAAGGATTTACAGAAGCTTGTAACGATTACACTGCTACTCCAAAGCAGTGGGATCGTATTAAAGAAGTGTTGAATGAAGTAGAAGACTATGAAGAGGATAATGGATTAGATTTAGAAATAGATGATTTTGAACCTGAGGCTCCTCTACACAATCCTTCCTATACAGGAAGTCCTATATTATTTAACCCAGGTTCCTCAGGAACAATCCCAATCCATGGATCAGGATTTGGATACTATACCAGTACCACACTGCATAAAACAACCCCAGAAGAAACAAAAAAACAATTATTAGATTAATATGCAAGATCAATTAACAACCTGCCGAAAATGTAAGAGTCCATTATGTTATGAACGCCATAATGATGGAGTAGTGAGCTGGGACTGTTTACAGTGTGGATTCACTACAAATACTTTATTACTTCAAAATACAGAAACTGTAGTATCTTATGAGTCTATGATTCCAAACTTGTTTAGAGATATTAAGTATTTAGATGAGGATGGATTTGTATGGTACCCGACAACTATAACTAAAGAGGGTGTAGGTATTGTATTTGCGGATGGTACGTCTAAAGATAGTTGGAAGTGGGCATTCGCTCCTCATGTGCCAGTAACTGAGGAAGAGAAGGAGAGGTTCAAGAAAGCAGATGGAACTTACCACCAGTACAAGACAGACATGAAACATGTTCTTCATTTTGATCAAGAATATTTCTCAAGGGCTTTAGAGGCCGCAGGATTAATTTAATATCATGGTACCTATATCATATTGTATAACGACTCATAATGAAGGAGAAGCTTATATAAGACCGCTCCTAGAAAGATTATTAAAGCACCTACAACCGGAAGATGAGGTTGTAATAGTAGATGATTTCTCTACAGACGAATCTACAGTAGCCGTATTAGAGGAGTATAGAGATAGAGTTAATTTGTATTTCAATTCATTGGATAATGATTTTGCAGCACATAAAAACTTTGCTAAGTCTAAATGTACAAAAGATTACATCTTCTTTATAGATGCTGACGAGAACTTACATGAGAATTTATTGATAACTCTAAAAGAGATACTACTTAATAATTTAAATGTAGACATGTTCCTAGTACCAAGGATTAACGTAGTACCCGGACTTACCCAACAGCACATTCAGAAATGGGGATGGCAAGTAAATGATAAAGGGTATATTAATTACCCAGATCTTCAAACCAGGATCGTAGTAAACAAACCTGAGATAGTGTGGGAGAACAAGGTACATGAGAGATTGGTTGGTCATAACACCCACGCAGCACTTCCATTTGAAACCGAGGACTATTGTCTTCTCCATGTGAAAAGTATAAAAAGACAGGAGGATCAGAATAACTTCTATAATACTTTGTAATGAATATACTATTCCACTCCAACCAATTAGGAGTTAGAGGAACTGAAGTGGCTTTATATGACTATGCCCACTATAATGAAACTATATTAGGTAATGTATCTTATATAGCAGCTCCTGCTAATTCTGATATGTCTGCTTTAGAAAAGTTTAAAAGTAGATTTGGAGATAGAGTTGTATTGTATAATACTTTTGGAGAGTTAGGACTATCCTCTTCTTATAAAATAGATGTTGCTTATTTTATAAAGGCTGGATTTAATGATGGTATATTGTTTCCTGGGGCTAAAAACATTGTACATGCAGTATTCGATGCCTCTGACAAACATGGAGATGTGTATGTAGCAGTTAGTGAGTGGCTGGGTAAAAAGCACAATGTAGACTATCTTCCTCACATCGTATCTCTACCTGATATAAAAGAAGACTTTAGAGACTTCATTGGAGCCTCTCATAGCGATATTATATTTGGAAGATATGGAGGGCTTGATCAATTTGATATTCCATATTTAGGAGAAGTTATAAAAGCAGCTGCAGACAAAGGAATTAAATTCTTGTTAATGAATACAAAGCAGTTTAATTTTCAACACCCTAACGTTATGTATTCAGAAGCTAATACAGATATGAATACAAAGACAGCCTTCATTAATACATGCGATGCTATGATACATGGAAGAAGCGATGGAGAGTCTTTTGGTTTAGCGGTGGCAGAGTTCCTACATCAAAATAAACCAGTAGTCACTAACATACAATGCAGAGATAGAAATCATATACATGTTCTTGGGGACAAAGGTTTATACTATAGCAATGGCAATGAGCTGTATGCAATACTTACATCTTTTGAAAAGAAGAATTACAATGTTAAGCCCCTGGTAGATCAATTTAAACCTGAGGTCATTATGCAAAAATTTAAAATAATAACAAATGGCTGATTACAGTGGCTGGGATGCCACATTAAAATCCACACTAGACAAAGAAGTTCAAGAGGCAGTTGACAGTTTAGAACCTAATGGAGTGTTATATGACGTAGGTGGAAATGTAGGATCCTTTACAGACTTAGTTTTACAAAAACTTCCTGATGTAGAGGTGTATATATTTGAGCCTATTAAAGATTATTATAATTACATTGTGGAACGATTTCAAGATAAACCTAATGTAAAAGCATTTAACTACGCTCTTATAGAATCCAATAGAGAAGTGTCTATATCTAGATCAGGAGAAAATCCTGGATGGAATACTCTTTCCGAAATAGTTTCTTACGGGCAACAAGAACTAGTATCAGGTAGATCTTTATCAGATTTAATTAATACAGATAAGATACCCCTACCACAAGTTATAAAAGTAGATATAGAACAATCAGAATATTTATTTATAGAAGGATGTAAAGAGTTGTTCAAACAACATATACCAAGTAAAATAGTTATGGAGATTGGTTTTATACCTGGAAATCCTATGTGGGATAAAGAGAGAGATATGATAGAATATCTATTCAGCTTAGGGTATAAAAGATATGAGTATGAAAATAAAACCTCAACTTACGATGCAGTGTTCAGCAAATAAAATAGCGTTCATATTTGCACACCGTCCTACGGATGTTTGGAACACGCCATTGAGCTTGGTTAAAGATTTTGAGTCTAGAGGATGGGAAACTAGAATATACTCTCTATTTGATATATACGACAATTATGTAGATATCAATATACAACGTCTTATCGATGATAGTACATCAAAAGAATTTAACCCAGACATTGTAATGTACATGGATTGGGGCAGATTTGATTCTCCTTTACTAGATAGTAAAAATATACCTGGAGCTTTCTGGGTAATGGAATCAGGAGATGATCCTCAGAACTTTGAACGTAATTCTAGCAAAGCCTCTAAGTTTCATCTTACTTTAACTCCGGCCCATGATTCTTACTTAGAATATAAGAGGAGGCATATAAATGCAGAGTGGTGGACACACTTTGCAGATAGCAATATACATAAGCCATATTCAGGGTTTACTCCGTTTGATGAACTTCCAAAGGTTAGATCTACTAGAGGCCCTGGCGGATCTAATCTTATGGATTACTTAAGTCAGATAATGCCTGATAAGTTTATAAATAGGAATGGTTTATCTGGAATGGAGTATGGTGACTTTCTTAACAGCGGAGTTATAGTATTTCAACAGAGTAGGTGGCACGAGATAACTAGAAGATTGTTTGAAGGTATGGCTTGTGGAAAGTTAGTTATAACAGATAGACTTCCTATTCAAAGTAACATAGATGGATTGTTTATAGAAAATGAAGATATAATATATTATGATAGTTTAGGGGAATGTATTTCAAAAATAAACTACTACCTTAGCGAAGAAGCAAAATTAGAAAGAGAAAGAATAGCTTTAAATGGATACAATAAAGTTATTAATAATCATACTCAAATTCAAAGAGTAGATATTATTTTAAAGAAATTCAAAGAGTACTGACAATGAATAGGAAGTTTTCAATTGTAATACCTACAATGTTTAAATGTCCGGACATTACAAATGAGTTGCTAGGCAATCTGTATGATGATCCTGCTGTTTCTGAAGTGATAGTGATAAACAATACGGAAGAGCCTAACAATGTTACTAAGATAAACGTAAGTAGCAAATTACAAATACAATCACAAAGTAAGAATTTATATGTAAACCCTTCTTGGAATCTGGGGGTATCTGTTGCTAAAGAGCCTTATGTAGGTATTCTTAATGATGACATTATAATTGCTGAGGGTTTGTTTTCTGGTCTTTCTAATGTTCCTATTGAAAATTTAGGTGTAATAGGGGCATCACATGGGTCTCTTATGCAATTAGATAAGCCGGAAAGGTTTATGTCAAAGGAATTTCAAATTAAAGGTATGCCGGAAAGAACGTGGGGATTTGGTATTTTTATGGTTTTACATAAAAATCACTACCCACCAATACCAGAAGACATGAAAATATGGTGTGGAGATGATTATATATACCACCAGAATAGAATAGCAGGAAGACAAAATTGCATACTTATTTGCCCTATTCAAACTAAAATGAGTACTACTTCTGATAATCCTATCTTTGATGAAATAAAAAACAATGATGTAGAGATATATAATTCAAAATATAAAGTATGAAAAGATACGAAATTATAAACAAGTTCATAAAAGAAAGGGGATATAAAGATTATTTAGAGATAGGAGTATACACCGGACAATGCATGAGAGAAGTCATTGCAGAAAATAGAACCGGAGTAGATCCAGGATCCGAAGGTCATATAGCTGAAGAAGTAACTCACCCAGTAACATCAGATGCTTTCTTTAAGAGTATTAAAGGATCTGATAAGATGTACGATATTATCTTCATAGATGGATTACATCATTCCTATCAAGTAGACGTTGATATAGAAAACGCATTAGTACATCTTAAAGATGGTGGAGTTATAGTAATGCATGACTGTAACCCAGAACAAGAGGTATACACATTAGTACCTAGAGTAAGCCCTATATGGCATGGAGATGTCTATAAGTCTGTTTTAAGGTTTAGATCTAAGAGCTTACATAGTTTCTTTACAGTAGACACAGACTGCGGATGTGGGGTTATATTTAAAGATTATAAAGGTGACTCACATAATAGTGTAGAAGATTACAAAAAAGCATTATCTTCTTGGAGTTATTTCTTTGACAACAAACAAAGACTTTTAAATTTAATTAGTATAGAAGCCTTTATAAACACAGATTACAATGAGGTGGGACGTAATTAATTATTTAGTAGAGCAAAACAACTACAAAAGATATCTAGAGATAGGGGTGCAAGAATACTACTCAAACTGCGATAAAATAAAGGTAGAATTTAAAATAGCAGTAGACCCAGCCCCCAAAAGTAAATGTGATTTTATAGGTACATCAGACGAGTATTTTTCTTCTATAGATAAAGATGTTATGTTTGATATAGTCTTTATAGACGGGTTGCATCAAAGCGATCAAGTATTAAAAGATATACAGAATTCTTTAGATCACTTATCTGAAGGGGGTTCTATAGTTGTACATGACTGTCTTCCAGAAGCGGAATATCAGCAAGTAAGAGAGGATAATCATAGGGAGTGGACAGGAGATGTGTGGAAAGCTATAGCTATGTTAAAAGGCACTAGAGAAGATTTGGATATTAAAGTTTTAGATCATGATTGGGGATGTGGGATTATACAAAAAGGTATCCAAGAACTAGGCAAATATAAGACAGTAGAAGAGCTTAACTGGCCAATATTTGAGTTTAATAGGAACACATTGATGGGAGTTATCTCAGAGGGAGAATTTATAAATTACTACAAAAATGACAAAGCTTAATCTATCTATAGGCATCCTTACGTGGAATGCACACAGTACTCTTAAGAATACTTTAGAAAGTTATAAATTATCTGGGTTACTAGACATGGTAAACGATGTCTGTATTTTCGCACAAGAAGGAAAAGAATTAGATTACAAAATAGCATCTGACTATGGTACGGATATAATAATGAGTCCTACCAACGTAGGTATAGGAAAGGGTTTAAGTACTTTAGCACACGCAGCAGAGACTGATAATATATTACTTCTAGAGAATGATTGGATTATTCTGCCTGAACTTTTTCCTGTCGTATACAGTGAGGTATTTAAAGGACTGTATATGGTAGAACAAAAAAAGGCAGACGTAGTTAAATTTAGGAGTAGAAGAGCTCCAGGAGATCCTTTATACACTTTGCAATTCGCAAATTGCGAAATGACTAGCCCTAAGCATTTGTTTGAGTGTGTTCATTGGAGAGAAAATCCAGACCAAGATTTCCCTGAATACATTAGTAAAGATCCAGAAACAGGACTGTACTATGCTAAAGCAAAGTACGCTAACCAAACTAACAATCCTTGTATTTATAATAAAGAGTTCTATATTAAAACCATATCACCATTTTCCGGAGAGGGTAATGAACTAGAGGGTAAGATAGATGGATGGTGGCAAGAACAGGATATCACAGTTGCGCATGGAGAAGGATTGTTTACACATTACAGACTTGATAGATGAAACAAATAACGCTTGCTACTTTATTAGTAATTTTAAGTATTACCGCATTTACACAGCACACAGTATTGCTAAAGCATAAACAATACGAAACCAATTTTGATACGTCTTTAAAGTATCCTAAAAAAGTTTATTGGGTAGTAACTAAGAAATCATTAACTTGCGTTACCAAGTATCCAAGATCTAATAGATTTGTATCTGACCCTTTACTGCCTAAACAGACTGATCTAGATAAAGATTATGTGAGGTCTGGGTATGATAGAGGCCATAATTTTACAGCGGCTGATGCTGCTTGTGATTCCACATCTATGAGAGAATCTTTTTTCTTTTCTAATATGACACCCCAACACCCTACAGTAAATAGGGGAGACTGGAAACAACTAGAAGAGTTTACAAGAGAACTATCTCTAAAGCATGACTCAGTAAAAGTATGGTCAGGATCTTGGGGAGTTCAAAGTAAGATAGGAAGAGTTACAGTACCAACCGATTGTTGGAAAGTTATTTATATAGTTAGTAGTAAAGAGTGGATGGCATTTCATTTCTTTAATACAAGGTCTGGTACTTTAGGATTAAAAGCCCACGAGGTATCTTTAGACTTCATAGAAAAGCAAACAGGTTATAAATTTAAATAATGTTATTATGATTTTTGATTGTTTTACTTTCTTCAATGAACTCGATCTACTTGAGTTTAGGCTAAGGTTATTGTCAAATGTAGTAGATAAATTTGTTATATGTGAATCCAACTACACACATAGTGGTAAACTAAAGCCATATTATTTTGAAGAGAACAAAAGTAGGTATGCTAAATGGATAGATAAAATAATATACCTACCTATAGAACAATCTGTAGAAGGTTTAAATTTTGATAAAGTAACTACATACACTCCTACAAATGGTTCTTGGATATTAGAAAACGAACAAAGGATGGCACTGCTACATGCTGGGGAGATTATGAAGGATGATGACTTTATATTAGTAGGAGACCTAGATGAAATACCTAACCCAGAAGCTATACTAGCATTAGAACAAAGCGGTATAATAGTAAACGGTATAAACAATGCAGTTTCTTTTCCAATGATATTCCATTACTATTATATGAATTGTCAGATGGAAGGGTATGATAGAATTTGGAATGGAACTGTTGCATGTTTTGCAGACTACTTTAAACAGGTTGGACCTCAATATTTTAGAGATCATAGGAACCACTTTACCCGAATACCAGTAAATGCAGGATACCATTTCTCATATCTGGGAGGGCCTGATAAAGTTAAAACAAAGATTGAATCATTTGCACACACTGAATTTAATAGGCCGGATATAACATCTGACGTTAATATATCTAATGCTGTTAACAATGGACAGGATATATTCAAAAGACCTGGAATATCTTATAAGGTAGTGCCCATTGAAAGCTATCCAGAATCTATAAGATCCCTAATGCTTGAGTATCCACAATTCATTAAAAATGAAGTTACAGTCCCTAACTCCTAAGTCTTGCTACGCAACCATAGCTACTATTACTAAAGATAGTATGGATAAGCTGAATTTATTTATGCAGTATAATGCTGACTTGATAAAACAGTTCCCACACGTCATTATCTCCACAAATAGCTTGGATGACACTTCAATACACACAATCAACCTATATCATAATACATGGCGTAAATTGGTCCCTAATTGCATTATACTGAACTCTACTGTAAATAGAGGACATATGTTCGGTACTATAGACCTGGAAGAGGCTATATTAAAGTATATCAAGAGAGAACTGCCTGAAGTTCAATATTTATGGAAGTCGATGGATGATGTTATAACTACTACCGATCTATTAAATTTAGAAGTAGAAGAGGCTGAGTTTTACTATATTCCGGGATTTAGCTATGAATCAATACAAAAAGCAGGTGGAAGAGAGAATCTACGTAAAGTTTATGAAGTGTTTGACTCAGGTTTTTACACTCCTCAAACTACTTTTTTTATTCTTAATGTCACTAATATTGATAGTATTTACGGGAACGATGTCGATACTAAGATTAATATTTATCAGGAAGTTAAGGCACGGAACCCGTCTATAAAGCCTTGGGAAGTTCCTTTTGATATTAAATTTGATTGTGAGACTCACTTGGGTAGGACTACCAAAGATCTAAGAAAATATTGTTTAATCGAAGACCAATTCGAGGAACTTCTCGAAATGGTGTACTATCACAGAATGGGAGACCCATCCCACAAGAATATATATTTCTACAAACCAGGAGTTTGTCATTACCATTTTTATAAAGATTTGATATATAACGTATAATAACTATCTTTGCTATAGATATTTATATGCGTGAGAAACTTAATTAATTTACTACTAGAAGCCCCCATGGACGATGCTACAGCACAGAAGATGCTATCTTCTGGTAAGCAAGTGTCTATATACTATCAAGGGGATAACGATTCCAAAAAAGGCTGGAGAAAGATAGAACCTGTTCGCATAGAAGGCGAAGGGGATGATAAGGCCATGGTAGCCTATGAGATAGAAGGGTTAGGTAAGAAGCCAGTCCTCAAAAAGTATGTACAGAAGAAGATTACCAACTGGAACGTACTGAGTACAACCCCTGCTACTATAGCTGCTAAGGAGAAAGAGAAAGAAAAGAAGGCACCAAAAAAGCCTGGAGCTAAGCCTCCCACCCCACAAAAAAGAAGTTTAGGTACTCAAGGAGATGACTTCTGTGATGCAATAACTAACAAAAGGATAGTTAAGATGTATTATAAAGGAGACGAAGAAGAAGCTCCTGGATGGCGTACAGATGTGCAGGCCGTGTGTTATGGATCTCGTAAAGGAGTTAAGTATGTCAGGGCTTGGGTAGGCGCAGGTAAATCAGTAAGTGCAGACAAAAGTCCAGAAAAGAAAGCATTACCAGGGTGGAGGTTTTTCCGTCAAGACAGAATACAGAAGTGGGAAGTAGATGCTACTAAAACATTTAAAGCACCTCCTAAGGCAGACTTTAATCCTAAAGGAGATAAACTTATGGATACCGTATTCTGTATATCAGACTTTGCACCAGACGCACCACCAACAGGATTGCAAGAAGCTACTATGCTATCAGCAATAAAGGAGGCTATCAATATTTTTTAAACTATGAATATGAACCAGAAAAGAAATAAGGAGCTTAAGAAAAAGAGAACGGTGCCTTTTCTGAATTATACCGTTAGAGACTTCTCTGACTATAGTGAGATATCTTCTATGCCGGAGACTCAAAAAATAGTATTTGATAATCTTATAGATGCGATAAACTTTAGTATACAAAAGAAAAAAGAGTATGCTGAAATTTTTAAAGTAAGTGAAGATAACTCCGTATCTTTAAGTAAAGATAATTGGGTTCCTGCTGTAGAGAAAGCAATAGAGTTCTACGCAGAACTTGAGGATTATGAGAAGTGTAAACAGTGTAAAGATATAATACAAACAGTAAGTTATGAGAAAGGAATTCGATCCACAGAATAGCCACGATCAGAATGTTAAAGTAGCTATAGATAAAATAATAGGGCAAGAGACTTCATTTAGAAAAGTAAAGAAGACTCAAGACGATCATAAAAGAATACTGTTCAATAGAATAATAGAGTCCATTATAGTAGCTGAAGAAAGATCTGTAATGTTAGATGAGGCTCACAGCATGGACATGTCTAAGTATAATCAAGTATTCTTTGATGTAATCACAGATTTCCTATCGTTTAGTTTTAACAAACAGCAAGTAAACCTAATAAACTTTTTCTTGTATGACAGGTATTGTACAGATGGTTCTGTACTGGATCTGATAGACGATGATGGCAATACGGTGCCATTAAACACAGCAAGCGATCTGTGGTATCTAGTAAGTAAAAACGCGTAGTTATGGAAATCAAATCATTTAAAAAGCAGAAGTCCAACAGAGGACAAGACTTAAATATAGAAAGGCAAGCTATTGAAAGGGCCATGCGTGATACCATGTCTAATAAAGCCGCTGCTAAATCCATAGGAGTATCATTCAAGACTTACAAGAAGTATGCCCAGATGTATCGTAATGCAGAGGGTATAACCCTGTACGATCTACATAAGAACCAAGCTGCTAAAGGTATCCCCAAGTTCGGTAAGAGAAGACATGATAAAGCTTCCATCATAGATATAATGGAGGGGAAAGTATCTAAAAGCTTCGTATCAATTAAGATATTAAAGCATCAGATTATACAGCACGGTATATTAAAAGAAGAATGTTGTAGGTGTGGATTCAAAGAGCAGAGAGTGTTAGATTACAAAACACCTTTGATAATGAACTTCAGAGATGGGGATAAGAAGAACTGGGCTCTAGATAACGTAGAATTCTTATGTTATAACTGTTTTTTTCTTTGTGTAGGAGAAGTATTTACAAACAAACAACTCTCTGTAATAGAGGACTATACAGATTTAAGATCTGTCAATATAGATCTAGACCTGCCGGTAAAACATGAACAGGCTATAAAGGAATCCATTAACCTAGAAAATAAGAATATTTATAGTAGTGATGAGAGGCCGGAGGACTATGGAAGTGATTTGATATCTACATACAGGAAGTGATGACTAGAAAAGATTATGTTGACAAGACAGCTGATGATCTTATAAAGAAGAAAGATGCATCAGAAAAGTTGTTAGCATTTGCCAATAGAGCCTCAGGACTTACTGCATTTCTGGTGAACAAATCTAAAGACGATGTACTACTAAAGGAGGTTAATAATAAACTACCTGCCTTAAAAGAAAAGTTAGTAGAGCATAAAGCGTTTTTTGAAAGGAAAGAATTTAAAAGCGACCACATTAGAAACTTAAACAATGAGATCACCAAGTGTGAAAAGTTTATCGAAGGGTTGGGAGAAAAAACTACTCTTGAAGATCTCAAGCTTATTATGGACTGGTACTATAAAACCTCGGAGAAGTATGGATTTTGATAAGGAAAACTTGTACATTATAGAGGTCTTAGATAAGGAGAAGACGATTAAAGATGTTCTATCAGAACATGAAAGAGATCTTTCTATGGCTATAGTTGAAAAGATATGCTATGCAATGGATAATGATATAAAGAAAATTAACATAGCTAGAATATACACAGACTCAATAGCAATAACCTTACACACATCATTCCCAAACTTCCAGGAGACATTAGAAACAAACATACAGAATCTAATAAAGCACGAGGAGTATGAGATGTGCGCCATAGGTAAAAAGCATTTAGATATTCTAAAAGAAAAACCTAATAGAAAATATTTGAATATATAAAAATATATATTTATATTTGTAAAACATATGGGCCTAACCGGTATCGATTCGTAATCGGAGGGTAGTACCACACGCAGAGACACCGTACTAGTTCTCTTTAAATCTGTACGAAACAATAAATGACGAGATGTCAACTATGACCTTCGATGACCTTATGGCCTTCGTTGGTGCCGATGAAGCAACATTTGCTTAATCCGCCGAGGTGTCTACAACCTCGCTTCAAACAAAGTGGAACACAGAGTTTCCCCGATCGACTCATTAAATAAGGACTGGGGTGGTGGTTAGCTGTCTCCGGACATCCCCTTACTGATCAGCTTGCAGATCAAAACTACGGTGCAGATGACGGGGGATCTCCCTCTTGATTGTCAGTACTAAGCGTGTGAGATGCTGGTGCTATTGTTCATTGCGAAGACGTGGGTTCGAATCCCACTAGGTCCACTCAAAGGTTTAGGTTAGGATTATGGTTAAAACGAAGGGGGGTGTCTACCCCCTTTCTCTTTTTTCCTATATTTATATAGGAATATGTGTCCTATATGTATAACAACTATGGTTCTTAATGGTCTATTCTGGTTAGCAGGATCACTAGGATTATTAAAGGCAGTTAGTTATGTAAAAAAAAGATACTATCTCTGGAGTAGTAAAAAATGCAAAAAGTGCAGAGATAGAGAATGTTCTTCTGAATAAATTAGTGTTTTGTAATAATAGGTTTCGGTTTATTAAAACCTTATTATTATTATGAAAAAATTTCTCTCTCAATTGTTTAATGACAAGAATACTATTAACGAAAAAAGTTTTATTGGATTTTGTGCGTTCCTAATGATGGTAGTGTTTGCTATTGCAGATATTATAACAGGGTCTTTAGGCAAAGAGCTTATTATTCAAGACTTTATATTTAATTCTTTCTTATGGATGACTTTAGGATGTTTTGGTATAGCATCCGTAGATAAGTTTATAAATAAGAAAAACGAAACCAATAACGAAGAACAATTATAAAAAACAAATAAATGAAAAAAGTACCAGTAAACAAATTGATCTCCCTGATTAACGCAGTAAAAGGAAAAAAGCCAGTGGTAATCATAGCTTCTGTAGTCGCCATTGCTGCAGCTATATTTGCAATAAGTAAAGGCTATATATCAGAAGATATGTTAAATGTAGACGCTGTAGTTAGTTTTATAGAGGACGCTGTTAGTAAAGAAGCCGAAGTAAATGTTATTGATACTGTGGCTACACAAGTTGTAGTTGATAGTGTAATAACTCAATAAATGAAGAATCTATCTAAAGAAGAACTACTTAGTAGGCTTGAAGCGATTAATCGTAGCAATGCTATCATCTATTTTGATCTAAATGGAAAAATTTTAGGCGTTAATGCTATTTTTCTACAAGCAATGGGATATGGTGTAGATGAACATGAGGAGCTTATTGGTAAGCACCATAGTATTTTTGTATGTGAAGATTATGCAAGGTCATTGGAGTATGAAAAGTTTTGGGATATATTAAGGAGTGGTAAATACTATCAAGGAGAATTCGAAAGAAGGAAAAGAGATGGTAGTCTTATCAACTTACAAGCAACATACAATCCTATTTACGATGAGAGTGGTACTATTACTAAAGTAATGAAAGTTGCTACTGACATTACTACGATTGTTAATAGTAAAAAACAGATAGATGCTATTAATAAGAGTACTGCAACTATTAGTTTTGATATGGATGGTTTTATTTTAGATGCCAATGCTGTGTTTTTAGAAACAATGGGTTATAAGGCTAATGAAAAAAACCAAGTAATAGGAAAGCATCATAGTATTTTTGTAACTTATGAGTATTCAAAATCAGATGAGTATAGTAAGTTTTGGAAATCCTTAAAAAGTGGTAAGTTTTTTGATGGGATATTTGAAAGAAAAAGAGTAGATGGCTCTACTATCTATTTACAAGCCACATATAATCCAGTCTTTGACAGCAAAGGAAACGTTACAAATGTAATTAAAATTGCTACTGACGTTACTGAAGCTGTCAATAGTAAAAACAAGATAGACACTCTCTCAAAAGATTTACAGATTGAGTTAGATAACTCCAAAAAACTTAAAGACGCAATTGAAGTAGAGAAGAACGCTGCGTTAAATGATTTGGATATAGTGATGAAGAAAAGCCAATCTGAGCTAATCAAGACGATTGTAAAAGTAGCATTAGGGGTAATTGTTGGTGTTGGATTAGTAACAACTGTACTATATTGGATGGCAATTGTTACACAGAAGGATACCCAAATAATTGGATCAACTTGGTCAAACATGTTCAGCGTATTACTGACCAATGCATTTTCAATAGTTGGAACAATTATGGGTATAAAATATGCTACTCAAGATGATAAAAATAAAAAATAAATTGGTTTATATTTATTATATATATAACTTTGGTAAAAATAACAGTTATGAACAATACAAACATTACTCCAGAACAGCAACTGATCATAGAAAAAGTTGAATATCAACTATCTAATATAAAAGATCAGGATCTTCTTTACTCTTCCATCAGAGAACTTCTTTGTAAAATACCCAATAACTACGATCTAGGGGTAGCAATCAGACGATTATTTAGTTAAAAACATATTAACAGTATGGAAAAGTTTTCAAAACAGTGGTGCGAGATATGGGACCCCTCTAGGCCTTATGACTTTGATATTGAGGCAATTGTAAAAGATATGCATAACGATAGGTACTATCCTATATTTTGTGAAGGGTTTGGTTTTAATTGTATTCATAAAGATGGTTATGATAACATATGGTTATCTTTTGGGTATGATAAAAATGGCAATAGTGCTGTCTGGAGAAGATATAAATCTTTAATAATAGAACAAGAGAAAAAAGCAACCAAGAATGAAAGTAGCAGTATTCAGCGACACTCATAATAAACATAAACAGGTAATACTCCCGGAGTGTGACATTGCTATATTTGGTGGAGATTTATCCTCTGTGGGACACAGGCACGAAGTAGAAAGCTTTCTTAATTGGTATGGTAAGCAACACCAGTGTAAGCACAAGGTATTTATTGCTGGCAACCATGATAAATCATTTGATAAGAAATTCTTCCATAGCTTTGAAGATCATGACTTATTCAAACAAAATGAACATCTAGGTAAGCCTGGGTGGTTAGTAGACATGCTGGATAGAGCCAAGGCTGTATTACATATACACTATCTTGAGAATAGTTCTGTCATAATAGAAGGTATAAAGATATGGGGTAGTCCTATTACTCCAAGCTTTTATAAGCAGTACTGGGCCTTCAATGCCGATAGGAACGAAGATATCCAATCTTATTGGAATACTATACCCAAAGATGCTAACATCGTTGTAACTCACGGACCAGTGCATGGCAAGCTAGATTTTATACCAGAGAGTAGCGAGTATGTAGGATGTATAGATCTTAAAGCTAAGATAGAGGAAATAAGCCCTATGATGTTTGTTTGCGGTCATATACATTCAGGAAGAGGTATATTTAGGACAGATAAAACATTTTATGTCAACGCTTCTATAATGGATAATACCTATAACAAACAAGGAGATCCCATGGTTTTTAATGTAGATGTGGATAACATGTCTATGGATTTTAGATAAAATATCTGTACATTTGCTACAGATCTTTGAAATAAAAAAAGGGCCGATGTAAATCGACCCTAGTGTTTTAAAAATAAACTTGGTTATACTACTTCTTTTTAGAAGCAATAGACCAACCAGCACCGACAAGTGTCATGATGCCTCCGAGTACTTCTTGGAATAATACGTCATCAACTAAACCTTTTGCAACGATAACGCCACCAACAAAGGTTAATGCATGTCTGATGAGTCCTAATACTTGATCTTTCATTTTGATTGATTTAAGTTTAAAAAAAATTCATAACATTTGATCACATATAAATATCTGAAAAACCAAAATAACAAGCCCGAAGGCCACGGGATCGAAAACTCAGGAACGCCTCTCTAATTGCCTTGAGATAGTATCGACTAGGATTACGAAGCGCACCAATCCTCTAAATCGTTAGTTAGCGGTGTAAAGCAACCCCCACTGGAGAATAGGATTGCAATTAAGGTTGATTGGGATAGGGTTGCAGGGTAATGCCTGACCTGACAGGTTAGAAATGCCAATCGTAAAAGCAGATGTCCACGCACCCATCTTCTGCTTTCCTAAACTTTTGACACGCACGACAACTTGGAATGGTGCACGCTGAACAAGCTCTGTGAACGAACACGAAGAATACCTCACGGTGCGTAGGTAAGTATCAAGTTCTTCTGACTGTGGGGAATAGACCCACTCTATAGTCGGGAGGCGTAATGAGGAATGGTTCCAAGTCCTTTAAAAAGGTTGCTTTACCGGTTCGATTCCGGCCCTGACTGCGAGGCCAAAGTAACTTAAAGAGAGGGCCAAATGGAGAATCTCGTAAACTATTCTTAGTTATGACGAGTGCGACCGCCGGTAAAGATCTCAGCAAGTGACACACGGGGAGAGACCCGACCAGCCTCGGTGGTGGAATTGGTAGACACGCAAGACTTAAAATCTTGTTCGCTGAAAGCGAGTACGGGTTCGATTCCCGTTTGAGGCACAGCTGTTGTTCTTTGACATATAAGGAGAAATAAATTATGGAAACATTATCATTCATTTTAGGGATAGCGTTTGTGGTAGTTATTGTAATTGCAATAGTTGCTGTTTATGCTTTCGTTAAGGTAAACAAAACAAGAAAAGAACTAGATGACACTCAAAGAGACGTATCTCATAACATAGAAGAAGTCTATAGGCACATAGGAGATCGTGCTGAAGAGATTATTCGTATGGTAGATTCACGTTGTGACAAATTAGAAAACAAATTAATTAACAAAAAGTAAAATAAAATAAGTTAAAGAACAACAGCAAAAGGACTTATAGCTCAGTCGGTTAGAGCATCTGACTCATAATCAGAGGGTCCCTGGTTCAAGTCCAGGTGGGTCCACAAACTTTAAAAACAAACAGTTATGACAGCACAAGCACTAACAATGACAATCGCATGGGTATTATTAATCGCATCATGGATTATCCCATTTGCATTTAAAACAAAAGCAAACTCAAGAGTTATAGGGATTATTATATCTGCTATATCTTGTGGCATGTTTTTATCTTCTTGGATCTTCACAATTTTTAAATAACAATTATGAAAGCAATATTAGAATTTAACTTACCAGATGATGATAGCGAGTTTACTTTTGCAACCAAAGGTTCAAAGTATTATGTAGCTCTTTGGGATATAGACCAATGGCTCAGAGCTAGAATTAAGTATGACGATACTGTAACCGGAGAACAGTATGAGGCATATGAAAAGACTAGAGAGGAGTTAAGAGACATAATGTCCAGCCGGGGTGTTAGCTTTGACGATTAAAAAATACAAATGAAAAACAGTAAGTTCTATGTAAAAACTCCTTTCAAAGAAAGACTGATTGACTTTATGAAAGGGTTATTGTTTTGGAAAGGCAGGAAAAAAGGCATGATCCATACTAGAGATATTAAGTGGGACGACATCCGTGCTGTGTTCTTTCCTAAAGACTTCTACGAGAAGTACAAATACTTAGGATCTGTACCATGGAAGGAAGATGGGGATATCTTTAAGGCTATGGAACCTTTAGTTATATTCATGGACCACAAGGCAAAACCATGGTGGTGTCCAAGATGGTTCTTAAGATTCTTACATTTGTTTGGTTCTGATAATTCCATTGTAAGAGTTAGGAACAGAGTTTTATCTAACTTGCTACAAAGAATAACTAAAGGCTATTTAATCTTTGATTATAAAACAAAGTGGCATGATTACGATCTTAGAATCAGTGTACATGGCACTAGTCAGATGCAGGACCTGTCTGACGCAATAGAACGTAAATTCTACGATGATGGACTTAGGGTAGATTTGTATGAACAAATCCTAGGACTAGACCCCCATACAAAGTATAGCTCAGGACATCTACCATCAGATTTAAGAAAAGAACTTGATAGGTTAGAAGATATTAACGAAGAAAATTAAAACAATATGCAGAATCAAAACTCAGTATGTTACGTAGCCAGAATAAATGAAATCAAACCAATCGAAGGGGCAGACAAGATTGAACTAGCTGTTGTAGGTGGATGGAATTGTATTATTCAAAAAGGCCAATATGCAGAAGGAGGCTTAGTAGTTGTAGCGACTACTGACGCTGTTATACCTCAGGAACTATCTGATGCCATGAATGTAACCAGTTACTTACGTAAAGGCCAGAGAGTCAGAACTGTGAAACTAAAAGGAGTATACTCAGAATGTTTAATTATTCCATTTAGTATGACAGTGGGAAGGACTAAGGTTGTCAAGACTTGGAAAGAAGGAGATGATCTAATGGAAGCAATGGGCGTGTTCAAATATGAACCTCCAGTTAAAACAATATCATTAGGCGGTGGTAGGAAGATAAAGTACAAAGACAATCCTAACTTTGGTGTTTACTACAAGTTTCCAAACATTAAGAACGTGCCTGATATGTTCACTGGAAGTGATCTTGTAGAGATTACAAGAAAGATACATGGCACCAATGCCAGATACGGTATTGTAAAAAAGAATAAGCTTTCTATTTGGGATAAGATAAAAAGATTCTTTGGAGATCGTTGGGTAGGGTATGAGTTTGTTGTAGGCTCACACAACGTGGAGAAAGGATCTGATTCACAAGGATACTACGATACTAATGTATGGTATGAGATTGCAGAGAAGTATAACCTAAAAGAGAAAATGTGGAACATAGCTAAGACTAGAGGTGTGGATGATATTGGTTCTGGAATGGTGTTATATGGAGAAATATACGGAGCTGGCATTCAGAAAGGGTATGACTATGGGCTTAGTGAGATTAAGTTTGTTGGGTTTGATGTTATGATCAATGGTAAATATGTAGACACCCAAAAAGCTAAATACATTATAGAAGCGCACTTTAGAGTACCATATGTGCCTATTCTATACGTAGGATTCTGGTCTAAGGAAACCCAGGATTCATATGTGATTGATAATTTTATCGAGGGTACTAAAGTGCCTCATGAAGGAGTTGTTGTGAAGGAAGTATCAGGAGACAGAAGAAAGATTGCTAAGGTTATTAATCCAGCATATCTTATCTTTGGGGAGAAGCATGATATTGGTGACTCTCATTAAAAGTATATTTAAACGCATACTGGTTTTTGATACCGCTTTACCGTTAGGAATGGGTATACCCCAGAACAGAATACAAAGTGGTATGACAGCTCGGAAAGACGAGCAAATAGTCAGGTGGCGGAATTGGTAGACGCATAGGTTGAAATAGGATTTGCTTTAAAAAGCTACCTAACTCATTAAGGGTGTACAGGTTCGAGTCCTGTCCTGACTGCAAAAATAAAAGTATATGAGTCCATTAGAGTTAGCAACTAAAATCTATAACCATGTTACTGGTCTTAATAGAAGCAGAGAACAGTGGGATGAATGGGATGATAAACGAGAGATTGAATTTATTAAAAATCTAATTGTTGATAACGAACATAAACCAGTAAGAGAACATAAACGTTTTACCGATGAATGGGGTAAGAGTGATTGGAGAGACACTGGTGAAATGAAAGGATAAAAAAATAATATTATGGACGAACAAGAATTTCTAGACACCCTAATTAATCTACCCGAAGAGGAAGCAACAAACAAAGCAAATGAGAACGGATATCACGTGAGAATTACTCAGAGAGATGATAGAGTGTATATGATAACGTGTGATTTCACACTCAATAGAATTAATTTTCATATTGAAAATGGACTCGTAACAAAAGCAACAACTGGATAGATTATGAAAACATACAGAAAAATAGCAACAGTACAAGCTAAACTATTTGAAGAAGGAGATGAAGACGGATTTATACATCCTCAAGGGTTTATGGGAATGTTGGAAGATGCACACTGGGGGATAAAATCAACACCCATTCCATTTGTTAAGACGTTGGAAAACGATCATCACAAAGGAGAATTTGGTAAGCATTATATATGTGAAGGTGTTAAAGGAGAGAGGTGGCTTGTAGAAAAGGAAATATTTGAATCAACATACGAAGAAGTAAAATAAAAACAGTTATGAAAGAATACCAAATTATAAGGAAACAGTATATAGATGATCAGGGTAGAGAAGGTACTCCGTATTATGTAGTAAAATATAAGGTCCCATTTCTATGGTTTTGGAGGAGATGGAAATGGGTTAAACACGAAGTGTGTTATATGGATTGTTACAGAACTATAACTGAGTTTGATACTTTGGCGAAAGCACAATTATTCGTGAATAAGTTTATATGTGGCGGAGAAATTCGTGATGGTTTTAAAAAGGAAATAGTTGAACATAAAGCTTGTAATTAAAATAATATGAAAACATTTGGACTATTTATGCTTTTAATGCTAGTGTGGATACTAGCTACATTTAATATATTTAAAGGAGTTGGAGATCGTGAAATTCAACTAATGACTCTATCAGTACTAATGGCGTATATATCTTATAAATTAATTAAAGACGAATCAAAAAACTAAATCATGGAAAACAATCGTAGATCATTTTTTAAAGGACTAGCAGCATTCGCTAGCGGAGTAGTAGCAGCTAAAGTATCTGCTTATGTACCAAAGAAAGAAGAACCAAAAGAAGAGCCGATGGTAACTAGCCATGTTACTATTGTGCACGAAGGAGTAGAATACCATCCGCTTATTGTAAAGAAGACAGATGAAGATAAAATGATACCCCAACAACCAAAAAATCAATTCGACATAGTAGGATTCAAAGCAACACTCAGAAAAGCAAACGTATGAGCCTAGAACCAATTCATAAGTTTAACGGGGGTAGAGGGGCAACCCTCTGCCACTCCTGCAGAGTAATCATATCTGAAGGGTTTACAGACTATCTATACTGTCAGGAGTGCGATCCTGTGTACTACAAAGCAAAGCAGGAAGAAGAGCTGGAGGTTGATTATGATGATGAGTCAAAGTACAGATTGTATAGATCGGACGGATTACAGAAAAGGGGACACAATGTTATGTGGATAGAGTGGAATGAAGATCGTACATTTAAAGCCGTCCATAAAGATCCGGCTGTAGGCAGGAGTCTTATTTTAGATGGGAATAGATTTACTTACACCTGGTTGACAACTCCTGTAAAAGAAATTTTGGAGCAGAAAGAAAATTTCATTAGCTTTACAACAGAGAATAGCCAGTATAAACTGTACACGTATGAACAACATTGATCGTCAGTATAAAGAACTTCTCGATCATATTCTACATTTCGGAGTAGATAAGAAAGATCGTACAGGTACAGGAACCAAATCAGTATTCGGTTGGCAGATCAGACACAACATGAAGGAAGGATTTCCATTGCTAACTACAAAGAAGATGGCTTGGAAAACTATGGTGACAGAGTTGATATGGTTCTTGAGAGGTGATACTAATATCAAATTCTTACACGATAATAATTGTCATATATGGGACGGTGACTATGAAAAATCAGGTAGAACAGATGGTGAATTAGGTCCAATCTATGGTAAGCAATGGAGAAATTGGAACGGAAAACCAGAACAAATATCAAACTATGGTGGAGGTGATGTGAATCCATATTTTTGTGATTGTCAAGAACTTTTTGAGGATGGACATTCTAAAGTTAGAAAGAAAAATAAAGGTATAGACCAAATCTCAAACCTAATATCAGAACTCAAAACAAATCCAGATAGTAGAAGATTAATGGTTAGTGCTTGGAATGTAGGTGAATTAAATCAAATGGTACTTCCGCCTTGTCATTATGGTTTTCAAGTTTATACGAGAAAGTTGAGTTTAAAAGAAAGGTATAGCATTGCCAAATATGACTGGCCGCCAGATGGTTTACATAATGTAGCTATAAATCGTTTAGAACAACGAAACATTCCAAGAAGAGCAATCTCTCTAATGTGGAACCAACGTTCAGTAGATACATTTTTAGGTTTGCCGTTTAACATTGCTTCATACGCACTACTACTTGAGATTATTGCTAAAGAAGTAAACATGGTCCCTGAAGATTTGATTGGTAATTTAGGTGATGTTCATTTATATAATAATCATATTGAACAAGCTAAAGAGCAAATAACAAGAACACCATTTGAATTACCTAAATTAAAAATAGAAGATGAAGTAATATGGAAAGAATATGACTGTTTACCTTCATATAAAGTAGCTGATTTTACTTTAGAAAACTATCAATCACACCCAGCAATCAAAGCACCCCTCTCAAATTAAAAATAATGAGATATAAAATAAGACCGGTAGGAGTAGGCAGACGATTAGTAGAAGAGGGAACAAGGTATTATGATACTGAATACCCACACGATTTTCCCATAGGTAATTATTTTGTAGACAAGTTTAAATGTATCCCATCTTTCTTCGATAGCGGAAAGAATAGGTATAAGATGGACGTACATAAGTGTTTCCTTAATGAAGACTTTGCTCTAATATGGGTATACAACAAACCAACAAAAGATGGTATGGATACCATAATGCAAGTGTTTGAAGGCGATAACACGTTAGTAATCATTAAGTACAAAGGCACTTCTAAAAACTCATTAGGAGGATTAAACTACTTTGATCAAGAAGAGGAAGAGGTATCCCCAGACTATGCGTTGATAACAGTCTACCATAGCAATACAGAGTTACTATCCAGTATAAATAAAAAGATATGTAAGTATGTACAAGACTCAAAAATAAAGTCCAAGATATCTTTAGTAACAACTACTCGTGCAGGTTTAGGAACAGTAGAGCAAAACATAAAGCCAACCAATATAGACATACCAATGAACTATGGTGAAGGCTTTGTAAAGATACATGATAAGATTGTAAGCAGGTTAAATGAAGATAAAGGGAAAGGGCTAGTATTACTACATGGTTTACCTGGAACAGGTAAGACCAATTACATCAGGCACCTGTGCGGCCAGTTGAATAAAGAGATTATATTTATCCCACCATTCATGGCAGACAGCATATCCAGCCCAGACTTCATAACATTTCTTCTGGAGCATACCAATTCTATACTGGTAATAGAAGATGCAGAGAAGGTGGTTCTAGATAGAGATGGTGATGGCAGCAGCAGGCAGGGAGTATCCAATCTGTTAAACATCACAGATGGATTGCTTAGCGACTGTCTGTCAATACAGATCATCGCCACGTTTAATACTAGCAGAGATAGAATAGATAAGGCACTGTTGAGGAAGGGAAGATTGATTGCAGAATGGAAGTTTGACGCACTAAGCGTAGAAGATAGCAACAAGCTATTGAAGAGTATAGGAAGGGAAGACGTGACAAACAAGCCTATGACACTCACAGAGATCTATAACATGGACGAAGAAGTTAACGTAGTGCAGGAGGAGAGGAGGACTATAGGTTTCGGAAGATAGTATTTAGTAACAATCAAAATAGACAGTTATGGCAAACACAAAGAGTCAGCAACAAAAGTTGTTTAATTACCTCCGTAGGACAGGTAAGATCACAGCTAAGCAAGCAGAGAAGATGTTCGGAACTAAAAACCTCCGGGCCAGGATCACTAACCTGCGTGAGCAAGGATGGGAAATCGAATCAGTTCGTAACCCTAAGAACCCACGTACAGTTACCTACATGGTAAAGACCGCTGCTTAATGAAAAAATCCGGAGGGAGCAATCTCTCCGGTTATTTTATTTAAAACAACTACTATGGCAATAATTGGAGTATTTGGATATGCCGGTTCAGGTAAAGACACTGTAGGGAAACTTATACAGTATAACATGTCTAAGACTAGGATTCCTATTAAAGAGGTAATAGAAGACTACAGCAATAATGAGTGGTGGTTGGAAGAACAGTCCGGATGGGAGATTAAGAAGTGGGCTGGTAAATTGAAAACTATTGCATCTCTGATCACCGGGATAGAGGTAGAAAAGTTTGAGGATCAGGAGTTCAAGAAAACCAACTTGGGTCCTGAGTGGAATATAACTAAACAATACGAGAGTGACGCTCCATGGATAGCTGAAGGTGGAGAATCATATGAAGAGCCTATGACTGTTAGAGACTTACTACAGATATTAGGGACTGAGGCTATGAGGGAAGGTCTCCATACCAACGTATGGGTCAACGCTTTGATGGCGGATTATAAACCAGGACCTTTCTATCCGGATGTATCTGCAGAAGATCATGCTAAGCTGCCCAACTGGATAATCACAGACACTAGGTTCCCTAATGAGGCTCAGGCTATCAAAGATAAGGGAGGGATGGTTATAAAAGTAGACCGCCCAGGAGTTGGCCCAGTTAACGGGCACCCAAGTGAAGACGCTCTAAAAGATTACAACTTTGACTATGTTATACATAACAATGGGAGTATCAATGACTTAGATAAAAAGGTCATAGAGTTTATCAACAATTTTATTTTTACACCAAATTAAGATATTTATTATATATGTCAATACCTAAGAACATGCCTCTTTTTGGATTTGAAATATTCAGAGAGATTGAAATAGAACTAGAGAGTGTGAAAAGCATATTTCCATACTCAACAAACAACGACTCTTACAGCGCAGTGGTGAACTTGTGTATAGAGAAAATGAGAGAGTTAGCCGAAAAAAAAAGAGCAGAGATAGAAAATAAGATTTGGGACTAACCCATTCACCAAACCCCATTTATGGCAAATAAACCAGTTACAAAAAAAGCAAAGGCTAACAAGCCTGTTCCTTCAAAGACAGTTAATAGCATAGCAGAGAAAAAAAGAATACAGAAAGAAGCTGGGAGAAAAGCCGCTGAGACCAAGAGAAGAAACAAGGAACTCCTAGAAGGAGCAAAGTTCAGCACAGAAGAGCCGTTTAAGATTACCGAACAGATTGTTCTAAGGAGAGAGAATGCAGAGATCAAATCCCTAAAGAAACAATTAGAAGAAGCCGTAAAGGACTACGAGCAACTGTCAGATCTTTATGACATTGCTCTGGCTCTAAAGACTCAGGACATCTCAAAGATAAAGTCTCCTGAAGTTAAGCCAAACAATTCTATAAAGAATGAGGCAACCGCCATAGTGCAGTTGTCCGATACTCACTTCGGTAAGATCATCTTGCCTGCCACGGTAAACGGTTTGAATGAGCACAATCCGGACATCGCTAAGAAGCGTATGGACAAGTTGGCTGAGAACCTATTATCCCTAATAAACAAGGAGAGAGCGGAGGTAAAGATTGAAAACCTAGTACTTGGATTGGGTGGAGATTTCATGGAGAATTCCATGTTGCATGATCATAGCCAGATGGCTACAGCGTTCTCACAGATGGAAGAACTGTTATTCAGCAGGGAACTGTTGCATAAGTTCATAAAGACTATTGCTGAGAATGGGAAGTTTAAAAAGATTATACTTCCTTGCGTAAGGGGCAACCACAGTAGGACTACTAAGAAGATGAACTCTACTATAGATTATAGAACTAACTTTGAAGCCTTGCTATATAATCTGTTGAAGCAAGACTTCAGGGACAGTATGTTTGAATGGTATGCACCAGATAGTGATATCTGTGAGTTCCAAGTCTTTAACAAGAGGATCCGCAGCTTGCATGGATGGCAGGTGAAGAGTGGTGGAGGTATTGGAGGATTGACTATCCCACTTAACAAATACATTCTAAGGATGGACCAGATCAGTAAGTGTGACTACAACCTAATGCACCACTACCACAGTCTGTCTTACCCTACAGCTAACTGTACATTGAATGGAAGCTTGTGTGGGTATGATACCTTTGCAATGCAGATAGGAGCCAGCTTCCAGAAGCCAATGCAGTCATTTCAATTGCTAGATAAAAACAGAGGGTTTACAATCAAAGCACCTATTTTTTGCGATTAAAATAAAGTATATGACAATGTTAGAAGCTTTAATAGAAGCACATCCAGAGACAGAGTTTCTTATAGCAGACGGATTTGACGATGCTATTATAGGGTACCACCCAGGATCAGAAAGACTTATCTATTCTATATCTAAAGCTATTAAGATATTAATAGAAGAAGGGATGAGTGAGGAAGATGCTATGGAACATTTTTACTATAATGTAGAAGGATCATACGTGGGAGAGAAAACTCCTATATGGTCTGACGATACAAACTTAGTAGGATGGTAGGGCTTATTATACTGGGAGTAGCAATCCTAGGTAGCTTGGTATGGCTATGGGCCGGAGGTATAGATTACATGAAAGAAAACCACCCTGATTATAAAGGTGAGGATCTATTTGGGGAGGGGGACAATTAGTCCCTCTTTCTCTTTTGTACCTTTTGCCCTCAAAAGCAAAAAACCCAACTCACAAATGCAGACATATTTTTACAGGGACTTTGATTTTTTAGGAAAGACACAGGATTATGAAAAGATATCAACTGGGGAATTACATTCAAGACTGGCAGAAAAAAATAGCCAAGGCAGTAGAAATAAACCAGAAAGGAATACTGGCGGAGTACTCTGATAAGCAGACGTACTTTCTTGAATGGCACGACATGAAGCCGTTAGAAATAACTGTACAACTAATGAAGGAGATGGGATTTACTGTAGCAAGAGAAAAAGACAATCCCTACCATAAAGAGATAGGGATGTCTATATTACTCGGAGGTAAGTTCTACAACTCAAGGGGCATAATATACAACGATAGAAGTATATGGACATTCAATAGCACAACACTACTGTACATACACCAGATACAAAATATCATATCTATAATAGATCCTACTAAAGATATGTGTGTTTCCGGGTTTTAGATGTTATGCCAATAATCTATATCAAACATATTCGAAGAGTATTCTTCAGGATCATCGTACCCTATTATTTTAAACTTATTACTAATAATAAGACCCAACCTTATCAGGAAAGGTATTACCTTACTATAATAAGGCATCTGTCCAAAGCTACCGTGGTTCTTAGATATGATCCATGGCCAGTCCTCCGTAGAATGATTACCACTTTTTATAATACTCATGCATTTCAAACAGAGTGCATCGTAATGAGAAATAGGTTTTTCTATCATCTCTATAGGAGTAGACATAACAGATAATACTCTCACACAATACCCAAACATAAACTTGTCTGTGAACACTCCTCTAGGCACTCTCCTGCTATGACCAAACATTTTCTTATCCAAATCAAAGAATGTGTTGTATGGCCAGGTATAGGTATACCCACTGTCTACAAGGTAGACGTGTATTTTAATAGTTGAGTCAGCTCTAAACTTCTTATCGTATATAGGTTCTATTCTATATCTACCGAAGTATCCATTGTTATCTAGAAGCTTACTTACTGACTTAACATTAGGTCTATAAGGTCTACTGAACAGTAACTCATTCAATGATACTGAAAACTTGTCACTCTTAAGTTCATCATCTATCAGTAGGTCGCTCATAGTTAGTTAAGGTTTATAGTTATCTTATCAATGACAGAATCGTCTACTATTCTTTCGGACTCAGTCTCTAGTTCATTGACTAGTGTTACAATCTTAGCTATCTTACGATAGTCTTCTATCTCTGTGTAGTATGTGTAACACAATCTAATGTTGAAGATAGCTACATCTAAAAGATCTGGCTTGTCTTTGACATTCCTACCCAAGAAAAGGAGAGATTGAAGGGATAGAGCCATGTACTCCTCTATAGTCTGATCAGTCTCTTCTATATTACTCTTACCTATCTCTAGAGCTGCTTCAAACTCTGATCGGTCAAATTCTAAAATACTCATATGGTTGGTTTTTGTTTATGTAAAGATAATTAAAGGTTTGTTGCCATTGTCAATTATTTCCCCCACAGTCTTAAGAACCCTACTATACCAGGTAAACTTGTCTAGTTGATTCTGTGACATAATCCAATTGTTATCCACTACCTCTCTAAGAATGTCAGTTAGTTTAAATAGAAGAAAGTCCTTGAACTCCTCAATAGACTTATCCCCCTTCAAACTATTACACTTCCTACAGGCGAAGACTTTATTGTTTACTAATGTATTGCCCTCTGATATAGGCAAGAAGTGATCCCTAGTGATGTCCTCATAAGGGAAGTCCTTCTTACAGTAGTAGCACCCTCCTCCCTGCTTCATGTACTGCTCATACAGCTGTTGACTAAATTTTCTTTGGTTCATAATTAAAACGGTAAATATAAAGAATCATCACTAACCTTCAAAGGTATATTTCTTTCAGTTATTATAACATTTAATTCTGCTAAGGCCGCAGTAACCGCAACACGTAGCTCATTAGATACAGAAGAGTTTCTTTTACCAAATAGTTGGTTCAACCTAAGTATGTTGTTATTTGATTTTGCATTACTTAAAATATTCAAACCTAGACTAGCTTCCTCTCCCATCCAGCTTATATGATATGCTAAAAAGTTTCCACTATCTATATAAGTCCAGTAGTTAGTATATACACAATGTTGCATAATACTTCCTTCCATAAACACTCTCTTCTGAGTATCCAAGGGTTCAAAGAACTCCGGCACAAACTCAGCTATCTTTTTATAGTTGTTTACTTTAACCTCTTTATCCGGTATACTGTGTATCTCAGCAGCCATGATCTCTTTAGTCCAGAGGGTATGCTCTTCGTTCATCCTTTTAGGAGACCACTTAAAATCAATCTTCTTTTCTAATATCCTAGACTGAGATATCAAGTCATCTAAATGAGTATAATTTGAGGTATCCCCCAAATGAAACTCTAGGTAATGATTAACATCCTTAGCAGCATAAGCACCACGAAGTAATGAAATCTTAGTTAGTCTCATTTTTTTACACAAAGAGTACAGTAGCTTAGGTGAAGCATTTATACGAGATAGCTTAAGATATCCACTCAAGTAGTCTATAGGATTAGTTATCTTACCTGTAATAACTTTTTCAAATAGAGTCTTGGTCATGAAAGGCCAAAGCTTCTCGTCCTCATTTGTAAACCAATCTATATTCAATGCTCTCAAAGCAGTACAGAAATGGGGATTAGATGCTACATCTGACCCGTACCACACTTTAAGTTTACCCTTCTCATCTACAGTAAACCCCTTCTTACTCTTGAGTTTTACATAATACTTCTTACCCTTCTTAACTTTATAAACACTGTAACCGTAATGTATCTTACCATCATCAGTCTTTATAAGATCAGATTCTATAAACTCCTTATTGGTAATAGTTCTGTTGTATATAATATTCTTATACACACCATCTTCCATTTCTAGGAACTCAGCTATTTCAGTAGGCTTAGTGTTTATTATTATCCTCTCCATTAGATTTTTCTTGATGAATGAATATTTTCATAGTCCTTCCCTCATCTTGTATTGAGATGTTTACTACGTTATCTTTATTCCAATTAACATAAGACCTTCCGTTCTCATCTATAACTTCTACTCTTACAACACCTTCTTGATATTCCATAGTTGTTTGTTTTAAAGTACAATACCTTTAAAGTCTTCTGGTCTTCCATCAAGTATCTCCTCATGAGGTCCGTAGTACCACTCTTCGTTCCTATCTTTTTGAAACTTTGTTACGTGGTTACTAAACACAACTTCCCGGAAACCCCCCTCGTATCCAGGAACAAGTACTACTAGTTCGGGATCTACTGTCTGTAGTTTTTCAATAAGATCTTTTACTGTTATCATGTTGTTTTATTTAGTTTTTTAATTAAGTACTTCATTGCGTCTAATTGCCCCCAGGTTATAGAGAATGTCTGAGGATCGGTCTTATGTATGTCAACATCAATTCCCTCACCGTTAGCCCACTTCGTGATCTCAATGTAGTCATGTTCTTTAGAGAACAGAGGATCGAACTGATCAAGATCAGCAAATATTGCTTTCCTAGAATATAGCTCTGATACAAACATTTCTTTATCTTTTTTACTATTCTTCATGTTGTTCTTTATTATATTTTTCTTCAATAATACTAATAACTAAATTAACTAAAGTCTCTGGACCTATGAAAGTAACCCAATCACAATCTTCTGCAATCTGGTTTACCCTTCTCATGTATTCCTCATAGACTTCCTTCCTGTCTATTTGTGCCATAGTTTATTTGTATTTAACAATTTCAATTAACTTCTTGAGACAAGCAAGTTCTGCTTCTTCGTAGGTGCATTCTTGCAAAAAATCATCAACCCTATTGTGTGTTGTTATTTCTACCACATAATATTCTGTATCTTCTTCCCAAACTTCTTCGATAATATACATTAAATTATACTTCTCCCTAAACCATCTAAACGCTTGTTGGT